ATGAAACTTGAAAATTTACGAGAAGAGCGCATGTTGCAAGGAAAAACACAAACCTATATGGCGAAAAAATTAGGTTATAAGTACACAAGTGGCTATGCGAATATAGAAATGGGCAGAACGAAGCCAAGCTTAGAAATAGCAAAGCATATTGCAGATCTGCTGAATACCGGTGTTCAAGAGCTTTTTTTTGGTCAAAAGTTACACAAAAAGAGTAATTCTCTAGAAGGAGATCAGTTCTTAGAAAAGGGGAGACGAGCAGAATGAATATTGAACATCCAATGGTGACACAGATGAGTGACTTTGGTTATCCAAAAAGCTACTGGTCATATGACATGAAACGATATGGATACCAAACAGAAATTGAGGACAGTTTGGAGGGATCTGAAGAAGATGAGACATCAGTTGATGTTTGATGCTAGAAAAGAAGCGCAGCTTTGTTTAGACCAAGCTGGCGGCTGGATCGCCTTTTATCAACAGAAACCGATGTTTGTTTTTGCCACAGCAGAAGAGAAAGAGACATATATGACCCTCCTGAAAGCTAAGTCGATGACAAAAAAGGAGGAATCAGGGCGACGTGAAACGATGGAAGCAAATCATGACATTTTTGAAATGCTTGCTCAAAGCGAGTAAAAACGAACAAGACATCCGCCAGTGGGCAGAGGATGACGGGAGATCATAACATGGTTATCCATTTAATCATTGAACATGAACATTTGTTAACAAAAGAGACATTGATGAAAAGAATACGATCAGCTGCAAAAGTACAATGCCCGCAAAAATTAGAAGGCGCACTATCACTTGAAATTCGTTTATTTGATCACATGCCGCTTAACATTGCTGACTGCCAAAAAAAGCGTACATACGCAGAAAAAGGGTTGATACGCCCGATACACGTCAGCATCTTACAGCCAAGTCTACAGCATATTCAAGAAGCACTTCATTCTATAGCCGATCAAGTCCCTCTGCAGATTGTCGATTTAAGAGTTTCCCAGTTTTATAGTATGTGTGAAAGAGTTGAAATCATTATCAATACGGTAGGTGGTGGCACGAGGCCATCACCAAAAAAGGAGACAAGCATATGAACGAGCCAAAACAACTATTCATTCAAGATAACCAAACATTTGTCGGTGAGATGGAAAAAGGAAAAATTCAAGTCATCGTGTTAGATGGAAATGTAGGAACGGCTTATCAAATGGATGTACCTGAACATGGAAAAACCATTATTCAAACGGCAAAAGGTCATTTTGCAAGAGTAGATCACGAGATTGGTTTTAAAATCAGCTAACAGACTAAACACATCAAATCATAATACGTCCAAGACGGAAAGCCTGCGGACACTGATCAAGACCCTGCTAAAAGGGGACCTGATTGGTGTCCGTTTTTTATTTTCTTAAAAAAGGGAGAGAGCCAATATGCAAGATTTACTCATTGAATATAAAAGAGCATTAAAAAATGCTAGAAAACAATATGAACCATTTAAAGAAAAAGAAGAACATCAGCTGTCCGTTCAAGACAAGCATGATAAAAAAATGATCGCCAGTATGGTGAGCGATCTAGAATACGTAGTAGAATGGCTACAAATCGGAAGAGAGCCAGGTGCGCGCAGAGGGTTAGACAGACGTTCAGTCTATCAGCGCACCATTCTTGCAAATCCAGAAGTGTTAGAGGCTTTATCACATGAATATACCCTTATTCAAGAGAAAGAAAGAGAAGTCAGTGAGAGAGACAAAAAACGAATTGATGAAGCTTTGTCTGTTTTAACAGATCGAGAAAAGGACGTATTCTTTATGCACACAACACAAGGATTATCGTTTAGCGAGATTGCGGTCATGCTGGATGTCAAAAAAGGAACTGTGCAAAAACATATGGAAAGAGCGCGGACGAAGATGTCCAAAAAAGTACAAGAACGCCTATTCAGAGCTGCTGAATAGGCGTTTTTTCTATCCAAAATAAATCAGCTAAAGCTTGTCTTACAGTTGCCACCTATAGTTAGAAAGACCAAACGAATGTTTGCTAGCCCTACACAAATGATTCCTTCAAAGGGAATCATTCGAATTAAAAGGAGGCGGCAGGTGAATGTAAATGAAAGATAAACGGATAGAGGCCAAGCGGGATTATATGAAGGGGATGACGTACCAGCAAATTGCTGATCATTACAATGTCTCGATCCATACCGTCAAATCGTGGAAAAGGCGATACGGATGGCAAAGACAAAAAACTTCGTCAAAGCAAGCACACTCGATCTTCAATCAATTTCTTTCAGATGAAACGATTGAGATCATGGAGAAAATGGATGGACGCACATCGCTTGATTTAATCTGGGATCAAATTCAAATTCAATATGCAGCCATTATTCGGGCGCAACGAATCATGTATGTAGCAGATCAAGAGGACATGATCAAAGAGTTGAAAAAGGCGGCATACATGCCTTCTTCATTAGAAGAAACAGGAGAAGGCATTCAGCCAGAATTAGACATCACCTCAGAAGAATATTCGTTTCAATTTTCATGGGATCGGCATGCGACGTTTTTAAATGCACAATCCCGTGCTATGGGTGAACTCAGGCGTTTAATAAAACAGTTTGAAGAGCTCGCACATGCGAAGGATGAACGAAGATTAAGGCTGAAACAAATTGAACTGACGATCGAAAAAACAAAAAAAGCAGTGCGTGAAGAAAAAGAGGAAGATCTTCAAATCATGATCAAGCGAAAAGAGGACGACTCATGACGCCATTGATTGAAAAAGAAGTCAATCCTCACTTTGAACACTTTCTATTCGATTGGAATCAAAAGTTTCAATTTTTAGTTGGAGGCTATGGCTCCTCTAAAAGCTATCACATTGCTTTAAAACTCGTCTTAAAGCTGCTGGAAGAAAAGCGGACAGCACTTGTCATTCGAGAAGTGTATGATACGCACCGCGAATCAACCTTTTCTTTATTACAAGAGATCGTCAGCGACCTCGGCATCGACCATGTGGTGAAGTGCCGAAGTTCGCCGCTTGCACTGACGTTTCGAAACGGCAGCAGCATCTTATTTAAAGGGCTGGACAAACCTGAAAAATTGAAATCAATCAACAACATCTCGATCATTTGGATTGAGGAATGTTCAGAGGTTTCTTATGAAGGCTTTAAAGAGCTGCTTGGAAGGCTAAGGCATCCATCCTTACCGCTTTATATGATGTTATCGACCAATCCTGTTGGTCAGGATAATTGGACGTACCGACATTTTTTTCGAGATGAACAGCTGAAGCGTTTTGTTTTAGATGATGAAACCTTATACAAAAAGCGAACTGTTGTTATCAAGGATACGTACTATCATCACTCCACGGCAGAAGATAATCTATTCCTTCCTAAAAGCTACGTGAAGCAGCTGGATGAGCTGAAAGAGTATGACCCAGACCTCTATCGCATTGCGAGGAAGGGATATTTCGGCATTAATGGCACAAAGGTTTTTCCTCAGTTTGAGGTGAGAAGCCATTCTGATGTATTAGAAGCCATTCAGCAGATTGACAGACCGCTGAAACGAGCAGGCATGGATTTTGGATTTGTTGAATCATACAATGCGCTCATTCGGCTAGCTGTCGATCATGAAAAAAAGTACTTATATATTTATTGGGAATATTACGACCGCGGGAAAACAGATGATGAAACAGCCCTTGACTTGAAAGAGTTCATTGAATCAAAAGAACTGATTAAAGCCGATGCAGCCGAACCTAAAACCATTCACTATTTTCGGCAGCGCGGCTTTCAAATGGTGGCGGCACATAAGTTCCAAGGCTCACGTTTACAGTATACAAAAAAGATCAAACGGTTTAAGAAAATTATTTGTTCTGATGCATGTCCATATACCATCTATGAACTTCAATCACTAACCTATAAGGCAGATAAGGATGGACGTCTAGAGGAAGATGAATTTCAAATCGATCCACACACATTATCAGCCATCTGGTATGCGCTGGATGATTATGAAGTGACAGATTTGAAACAGACTGCCTCGGAGCGTGTCCGTCCAAACAGAGAGAGGAGGTCCATACAATGAAACAATTGAAAGCAACCATTATGAAGGCAAACATGTCTGATCATACAAAACAAATGTATGCAGATGAATTTTCCTACGAAAAGGATGACATTGTTCCCCCGCCTTACAATATCAATGAATTAAAAAGCATGGCAGAATATTCAACCATTCTTCAGCAATGTATTGATGCGTATAAGACCAATATTTTAGGCTTTGGATTTGGTATAGAATATGCCTTTGACTTTAATGCAGAAGGCGTGAAACCGGCAAAAAAGAAGGCGGCAGAGAAGGAATGGACAAGACTTGAAGAGTTTACGAAATACATGAACTATGATGAGTCTGCTGATGTGGTGCTTGGCTATGTCATCGAAGACCGGGAGAAAACGGGGAATGGTTTTTTAGAAGTTCTCCGAGATGGCCAGGGAAAGCCGGCAGGAATTGAGTATTTAGATGCGCTCCATATCCGCATTTGCAAGCTGAGTGAGCCAGTCGACGTCGAATTTCGGTATACAGAAAACGGCGAATTGAAAACAATGAATCGAAAGAAGCGATTCCGTAAATATGTGCAGGTGATCAATGAAAAGAAAGTCTTCTTCAAGGAGTACGGCGATCCGCGCATTTTACATTGTGAAACAGGCAAATACGATGACACCACCCCAGAGCCGCTTCGCGCAACAGAAGTGATTCATTTTAAAATCGGCAGTGGAACGTATGGGATTCCCCGCTGGATTGGCAACATCGTCAATATGTATGGGGCACGCAAGGCAGAAGAGCTGAACTACCTTTATTTTAAACAAGGGCGGCATGTACCTGGTGCCCTCATTGTCGAAAATGGAATGCTGTCTGAGTCTTCCTATCAGCAGCTTCAAGATTATATGGACGATATTGAAGGCTCTGATCATGCACATAAGTTTCTATTGCTTGAAGTCGAAGGTCTCCCGACGGAAAAAGGATTAACTGGAGAAGAAGATGTCTCAAATGTCAAAGTGAACTTCAAATCCCTAGCAGAGATCTTGCAAGAAGATGCCCTCTTTTTAGAATACGATGAAAAAACAAGAAACAAAATCCGCTCTGCTTTTCGATTGCCGCCTATTTACACAGGTGAGTCTCAAGACTATAACAAAGCTACAGCCGATACGGCGCGGAAAACAACAGAAGAACAGGTATTTCAGCCTGAACGGCATCTCATCACAGGGAAACTCAATACCCTTTTCCTGCCGGATCTTGATATTTGGCATGTCCGTTTCCTATTAAATGGTCCTGACTTTAGAGACCCATTAGAGATTGCCAAGGTTCTGACACCATTTATTCAGGCTGGGGCAGTGTCACCAAACGATTTGCGAGATCTCGCGGGACGTATCCTTGGGAAAACGTTAGAGGAATGGCCGGAGGATCTCTATCACAGACCTTTAGAAAGCAGCATGACATCAGCTGAACAACAGTCTCAACGAGAGCCAGATCAGTTGAAAGAATAAACCGAAGCGCGTGTGCTTTTTTGAAAGGGGGTGAACATATGCCAAGAGAATTAAAAAACGCAAAAATTACGCATGTTTCCTACGTGGACAGAGCCGCAAACAAAAAGAAATTCTTTTTGATGAAGGCAAAGAAAAGCCAGCCTGACTTTCAAAAAGAGGTGAGTGTGCTGACAAAGGCAGAAGATGCTCATCGCCTTGTGTATGGTGTCGTGTATGAACCGAATACACCTGATGCACACCAAGACTTTATGTCTGCCAAAGAAATTGAAAGAGCAGCACATGGTTTTATGAAAGATGCCCGTCACATTGACAAGCAGCATGATTTTCAACATGGTGTTGGCGAAGTGGTTGAATCATACATTGCACCAGCTGATTTTGAAGTAGGCGGTGAGCTGATTCGAAAAGGATCTTGGGTGCTTGTAACAAAGGCTTCTCAAGAGATTTGGGATCAAATTCAGAAAGGCCACATTACAGGATATTCAATGGCAGGAACGGCGGACATCGTAGCAATCGAAGAACAAGATCAGCTCCTATCTCAAAGCACGAATGAGAGAGGGCTTTTTTCTTTGCTGAAAAATTTCTTTTTGAAAGAGGAAGGTGCAAACATGTCACAACAATTTTGGAGCGTTTTAGACCATCTGCTGGAAACCTTACAGTCAAGTGATGGTGATGAGGCGGGGGTAAGAGCAGCGCTTGAGCAATTGCTGCCAATCGTGCAGGAGATTTTGAAGACAGAAGATGTGATTCAAACGATTGGTGAAAGGCCAGCCTCCGTACAAAAACAAGACACCGCTTTGACGACGGAGCAAGTACGAGAGCTTGAAAAAGCAAAAATGGCCATCGAAAACGTCTTACAGCATGCTGAACAGCAGGAAACAGATCAAACTGGGGAGGAACCTGTCCAAAAGGTGCTTGAGCAAGTCGTTGCACCGATTCGTCATCAGCTTTCTTCTTTAGAGAAATCAGCCAGCAGAGAAAAAGCAGCGCTTGAGCAAGTACTTCAGCAGCAGCTTTTGCCTATTTCAGAGCGGATTCACATGCTTGAAAAAGCGCGCGGCATGTCAAAACAAACAATCCACGATACACAAAACGACAGTACAAAGCCCATATGGGATGGCTTACTATAAGCCTAAATAAGGAGGAAACAGTGTGAGAAATCAAGAGTTGATTCGCAAGGCCGAAATGACACTTGCCAGCTTAAAAACCGGCGGTCTCATGAACGCAACCCAATCCAACACATTCATTAGAATGATGCAAAATACACCAACCGTTTTAAATGATGCACGTATCATTCCAATGGAAAGTGATTCACAAAAAATCGAAAAAATCGGCTTTGGCCAGCGTATTTTGCGCCCAGCAGAAGAAGGCAAAGCGCTTGATGCGAAAGACCGTGTTGTCCCAGCGACAAGCACTGTCCAGCTAAATGCGAAAGAGGTTATCGCAGAGATCCACATGACCTACGACAGCATTGAAAACAATATTGAGAAAGACGGCATTCAGCAGACGATTATGCAAATGCTCGCTGAACGAGCAGCGGTTGACATTGAAGAGCTCATCGTCAATGGCGATACGACTTCAGCAGATCCATTTTTAGCTCAAATGGATGGTGTGAGAAAACAAGCGGTATCTCATATTGTAGACGCAAATGGGTCGGAAATTAGCCGCCAATTGTTTAAGCAAGCTTATAAAGCAATGCCGTCAAAATATTTACGTGTTCCTCAGGATTTCCGTTTCTACACATCCCCAAGCTTAGAAGTTGAATGGAAGGATCAAGTAGCAAACCGTCAGACGGGCCTTGGGGATGCGGCCATTCAAGGCGGACTTTCTTCTGCATTCGGTGTACCGGTCAAAGGTCTTGCCAATATGCAGCCATATGACGAAGCGGGAACAGATGTATCAGATATTTTGCTGACACATCCTAAAAATATTATCGTAGGTTTCTCTCGAAATATTCGAATTGAAGTAGAAAAAGATATTCGCAGCCGTAAATTTATTATTGTCCTCACAGCGAAGCTAGACAGCAAATTTGAGGAAGAGGATGCTGTAGCAAAAGTGATGAAAGTGAAAGAGTAGGTGACGGCAGACCATGATCATTTCTGCTGAAGAACTGCAGGCCTATTCTGTATTTGATCGTGTGAAAAATCGATCTGTAGAAAGACTGTCAGCAGATATTATCGAAGCAGAAGCTGCGGTGTTTCAGATCGTAGGTCACGATTTCTCAAGCGAAAAATATCAGCCCCTCCCTGAAAAAGCAAGAATCGCATTATTAAAAATGGCCCAATATTTTGCCATGCTGAATGATGACGAATCTATGATGAAAGGCTTTACGTCAGAGAAAATGGGTGATTATTCATATGCGAAGGCAGCTGATCAAGTGAAAGGCAGACCCTATGTATATGCCCTGCTAGTAGATTACATTGAACCAACATTAACTGCCGGCAGTGCCAAACTAAAGGTGAGATCATTATGAGCTATCAATCTCTATTAACAGATCGCTGTGATCTTTTTCACCTTGAACAGAAGGAGTCTGCCCGCGGGAAATTTGGAATTCCAGCTGATGATTTACAAATGACACTTTCCTATCCCGACGCTCCCAGCCTGACCGATCTAGCTTGTTATGTCATAGAAAAGAACCAGTCACTTGTGCAAGAAGAGCCGAATACAGTCATTTATCAATCCTATCTTGTGCATTTTCCTTTAGGAAGTGATATTCGCTTGCATGACAAAATGGTGTGGAATGGCGTGTCACTCAAATTACAGCAGCCTAAAAAAGTGAAAAATCATCACATCGAAGTGATGGCAGTCAGGAAGGAAAATCTATGAAAATTGATGGACTTGACCGGCTGATTTCACAACTGCAGACAGCGTGTGATGGCGGTTTAAAGGCAGAATATCAAGATTGGCTGGAGGACATGGGCCTGCAGTTTTTAGACATCATTCAGGATGAATTAATCAAGGAGAATGCTGTTGATACAGGACGGCTTCTAAGATCCTTTACACAAGGCGACAAGGAGAATCATTTTCTCATTTCAAAAGGCGGCCTCACACTTGAAGTGGGAACGCAGCTTGAATATGCCTCCTATGTTAATGACGGACATGCCACTTCTTCAAGTGGAGAGCGAAGATGGGTGCCTGGCAGATGGACTGGCAGCCGCTTTGAATATGATCCGAATGCAAGTACAGGAATGATGCTTGCCTCTCAATGGGTTGAAGGCAATGGCTACTGGGATCATGCTGTCATGCTCTATGAGCAAATGTTTGAACAGTCGCTGGATCGAAAGCTGCAAAGCTGGTTCGATCGACATTTTGGGAGGTGATGGAATGAATCAAGAAGTCGGGGCAATCATGCATTATATCTACACACACTTTCCTGTGACAATGTATGATCGTCTTTTGCCAGAACGCTTTCAAGTGCCATCCGTTTATGTGCCGCCTGTGACAGTGATCAGTGGTCCAGATACGGTTTCTACCTTTATGAAATCTTATTCGCTGCAAGTGAAAGTCTTTCATATTGATACAGAAAAAGCACATGATGCGGCAGAAACAATCGTTGATGCATTGCTTGCTGATCGTCAAATCATTCAGATGATGAGTGAAGACGGAGAGGTGCTTGATGATTATGTCCGCATAAAAAGAGTGGAAACAAGAATGATAGATCAAGGCGTAGCAGCGATTGTCCTGACATGGGATAGCAGCTATTGGTACAACCGAGACAAACAGGCAAGCCTTGAAGATATCAACTTTTCAGATGGGGTGATCAAACGTGAGCAAGACTAAAAATGCACAGCCCGCTCAAACAGCCGGCGAAGAAAAAGAATTTGGCTTTTCATTTGAAGCCTTAAAGGAGCACAGCAAGGATCTTTTTGGGGTCAAACCAGAAATCCTTGAAGGGGCTCTTTTTTATATCAAAGATCAACCAATTACAAAAACAGAAGCGAAAAAGCACATTGATGCTTTTTTGTCCAAGGAGGTTTAAAGGATGAACGGAGGCACTTTTACACCAGGTACAGAGAAAAAGCGTCCTGGCATTTACTTTAATTTTAAAACAACAGCAGAGCAGCGAATTACTTTAGGGGATCGAGGTACGGTGGCACTTCCTCTTGTGATGAGCTGGGGAGAGCCAAAAACCTTTATTTCCGTTTCAAATATGGAAGATTTAAATAAAAAGGTTGGACTCAACATTGATGAAAAGTCACTTCTTCTTTTCCGTGAAGCAAAGAAAAAAGCACAAACGGTCTTGCTTTACCGTCTAAATGAAGGAGAGCCGGCCAAAGCCGAAATTGCTGAAAATTTTGTCGTCACAGCAAATTATGGCGGCCAAAAAGGAAATGAGATCACAGTACAAGTCGCAGAAAATGTACTTGATAGCACAAAACGCGATGTTATCACTTATCTTGGGACAGATATTGTGGATAAACAGGTCGTTACCGATGTCAAAGACCTTGTGAAAAACAAATACGTTCAATTTTCTGGTGAAGGTGCAGTCGTCATTACAGCTGGCGTGGCACTAAAAGGCGGGAAAAACGGCGTGGCAAGTGTCGCAGATTATACAGCTTTCCTAGAAGCAGCAGAAACAGAATACTTTGATGTCATTGCCCTTCCAGTCAATAATAGTGAGCAATTAAAAGCAACCTTCGCTTCATTTATCGAACGTTTACGTGATAAGCAAGGACGTAAGGTGCAAGGGGTTGTGGCGAATTATGCAGCTGACCAAGAAGGAATCATCAATGTGACAAGTGGTGTTGTACTCGAAGATGGAACAGAACTAACTCCTGCTCAAACAACAGCATGGGTCGCAGGGGCAAGTGCCGGAGCAAACTTTAATCAGTCACTCACCTTTGTTGAATACGAAGGAGCAGTCGATACATTAGAACGCCTTGACAATGATCAAGTAGAATACCGGTTATCACAAGGGGAGTTCCTCTTCACCTTTGATGCGAGAGATCGTACCGTGAGTGTTGAAAAAGATATTAACTCCTTGACAAGCTTCACAACTGAAAAGAACCAGCAAATGGCGAAAAACAAAATCATTCGTGTACTTGATGCGATCAACAATGATTTAACATTCGAATTAAAAAATCTGATTAAATTACGCAAAGCCAATGGCAATGACATTCCAGCATCAGATGATGGAGTGCAGCTTGTGAAAACACTGATTACCCAGTACCTCACACAGCTTCAAGATGGCAGCGGCATTACAGGCTTTAACTCAGAAACAGATATCGTGATCGGCCTCAATGAAGATCGTGATGGATTTATCATCGATTTAGCGGTTCAACCAGTAGATGCAGCAGAAAAATTCTATTTCAATGTGGAGGTGAAGTAAGATGGCTTTTAAAGCGCAAAATACAATTTCAGGTAAAGAAGGTCGTCTTTTCTTAGAAGGTGAGGAGCTTGCATTTATCAAAACCTTCGAAGCAAACGTGGAGAAAAACAAATCAGAAGTGAACGTCATGGGCCGCCGAATGACTGGCCATAAAACAACGGGAGCAAACGGAACAGGAACGGCAACCTTTTATAAAGTTACATCTCGTTTCGTTCAATTGATGCTCAATTACGTGAAAAAAGGAGAAGATCCATATTTCACTCTTCAAGCTGTCATTGACGATAAATCATCAGGCCGTGGCACTGAGCGTGTGACATTATTTGATGTCAACTTTGATTCAGCTAAAATCGCTGGATTGGATGTTGATTCAGAGGCGCTTGAAGAAGAAGTTCCTTTCACGTTTGAAGACTTTGATCTTCCTGAGAAGCTGAAGAATACTTTCTAAGAAAAGTGGAGGAAATCAGCTAATTAATTAGCAAATTAAAAACTGAATATGCTATAATGCAGTTGTAATACAGCCGTCTTGAAGCCGTCTAAATTTCGGTCTGGCAATGTCTTGTATTCGATTCATTAAAATATGTTTACATGCAAAGCCATTTGCATACAATAAAAAAAGCCAGGATGCTCTAACATCCCGGCAATGTACAATGAGGCCCTCAAAGGGGCTGGCTAATCAATTTAGATAGTTTTTAGGATAGACTTCCCTTTAACCGTCCAAAGCTCAAGGGGAGTCTATTTTTTGTTTATATACGTCAACAAAGTAAGGATAAACATCCCGAATAAAAACATGAGGGAAATCGCTTCAAATGTTGACATATGCATCACCCCCTTCCTATCGGGGATGAGCCAGACGCCCTTGAGCAAGCCATTCAATTGTACAATTAAAATTATACATGAAAAGATTGGAAAGCACATTCAAAAAATGGATGTGCTTTTTTGCATTCAAAAAAACATAACAAAGGGAGTTTTTAAACATGAGTGAAAAACAAACATTTGATCTTTCATTTTTTATGCCAGGACAAACAGTAGAAGCGGAAGAAGTCAAAGTACCGATTTCTAAGCGTTTTGTTGATAAAAAAGGGAATGTCATTCCTTTTGTCTTTAAAGCTATTACAACTGAACGTATTGATGAACTGGAAAAAGAAAACACAACCTTCAAAAATATCAAAGGCAGAGGACGTGTGAAAGACTTAGACAGCCAGCGCTTCTACGCACGTATTGCAATTGAATCGACGATTTACCCAGATTTCCGTTCAAAGGAATTAAGAGAAGCCTACAGCACACAAGATCCAGTTGAAGTAGCAAAACGTGTCCTGTCAGTCGGCGGTGAATATGCGAACTGGTTAAACAAAGCAATCGAAATCAACGGATTCGAAGATGAAATTGAAGATTTAGAAGAAGCAGCAAAAAACTAATAAAAGATGGGGATAAAGAAGCCGTGTTTTTATATTACGCGATGCACGAGCTTCACTACTCCCCATCTGAACTCCTTGATTTATACGAATCACCAAGACCATTCAAAGCATTCCTTTTCGGACTGATCAGCTACAAACTAGACATGTTAGAAAAAGAAGCAAAGAAAGGAGGTAAGTAAATGGCGAAACTTACAGCGCGATTTGAATTAGAAGACCGGGTGTCGAAAAAGCTATTACGCATTCAAAAACGGTTTCAAACATTTGAGAAGCAGCTCAAACCATTTAGAAAACCAGTGAAAATAAGCCTAGAAATGGATGAAAAGAAGCTTAGAAATCTCACCTTATCGCTCCGGAAAATTTCAGCTGTTTCCATGACGCTGGATCAGGGAATTTATCGTGATCTAAAATTATTGAAAAATCAGTTAAATATGTTACCGAATCATATGGTCATATCCATTCAAGCAAAGGGACTGGATGTCATTAAAACCAGCATAGATCGTTTGAGACAAGTGGGGACAAGTCCCATTATGATGACGTTTAAATTGAACGATCAATTATCAGGTAAAATATCATCAATCAAAAAATCAATCCTTCAGCTCATCAACAGAACGTACTATATGAGATTAAACATGGTTGACCAAGCCACCGCTGCAATTCAACGAATCAAAAAGACACTCAAAAGCTTGACGATGTCCAAACACGAAATCAGAGTGTCTGTTCAAGACAATGCAAAAAGTAAGTTGAAAAAACGAGATCAGGCAGAGTCTGTTGTGAAAGAAAAGAAAGTAAAAAAGCAACATAATGAAACAGCTGCTACAAAAACGAATGAAAACAAACAGAGCTGGTTGGGAAATTTGAAAAACAAAGCAATAAAAGAAATTGAAAAATATGCAGGTGACGTTACCGATAAACTGAAGGAAAAATTGAGTCCTAGAAAATTTTGGGATGAGAAGGCGCTACCTTGGATTGAAACAAAAATCGACGAATACAAGCAAGAAGTGATCGGACGAATTAGTGAGAAGATTAAAATCAATCCTGAGGAGTATTTAGATAAATGGGTTAACAAAGGATTAGATTGGGTCCTTGGTCCAAAAAATCAAACGAATGACTCGGGTGGATCTAATGATAATGCTTCATCATCAGGGCAACCGGGTAACCAGAACTCAGACCAAACGCAAAATGAAAAAGGTCTATTTAGAGTAAGCTGCTGTTCTTGCTGTGCAAAAGGTTTAAATCCAACGGGAACTGCCCGAACAGATAATAGAAATGGACCCAAAAACCAACCGAATAATCCAACAGGAACTTCAAGGGTGGAAAAGAATAGAAAGCCTCCAACTAAATTAGGTGGTCTAACCAAAAAAATTCCAGGTGTTATGGCTATCGCCGGACTCGCTGGGATGTTCAAAGATACCGATAAGCTAAAAGGCTTAGGAGATACATTTAAAAATTTAGGTAAAGGAGCAGGTAAGCTATTAAAAAAAGTACCCATACTTGGGCCTTTGCTTAGTGCAACAGAATTAATCGGCACAACAAAAGAAAATGTAGGCGAAAAAGTAGGAGGATTCGGTGGGGGCGTCGCTGGTGGTATGGGTGGTGCCGCGATAGGAACAATGATTGCACCAGGTATTGGCACAGCAATTGGTGGAATCTTAGGTAGTATTTTAGGCGAAAGCTTAGGGAAATGGATCGGTAAAATGTTTGATGATGGAACCTTGAAGAAAAAATGGGATGACATTGTCAAAGGTGCTGAAAATGCAGTTAAGTGGATTAAAGATATCTGGAACAAAGTTTCGAGCTGGATCAATAATAATGTTTTAATTCCTATTACATCGTTCTTCGGTGAGACATGGAATTGGATCACTGAAAAATGGGGACAGCTTTCTTCTTGGTTCATGGAAAAAGTTTGGCTGCCTATTTATAATTTTTCAGTCCCGATTATCAATTTTGTAGTTGGTGTATTTGATGTTGCTTGGACAATTATCAAAAATATTTGGGCAGTAGCATCTAAATGGTTCATGGATTATGTTTGGGAACCATTTGGCCAATATGCAGTAGAAGCAATTGGCTGGGTATGGAATAAACTTGTTGACACATGGAATTGGATTCAGGAAACATGGGGTGTATTCTCTGAATGGTTTTTAACAAATGTTTGGGACCCATTCGGTCAATATGCGATAGAAGCAATTGGCTGGGTATGGAATAAATTTGTTGAAACGTGGAACTGGATTCAGGAGACATGGGGTGTTTTTTCTGAGTGGTTTAATGAATACGTTTGGACGCCCTTTAAAACATATGCAATACCTGCAATTATGTTTATATGGAATCTGTTTCAAAATACATGGAACTGGATTCAAGAGAAATGGGGGGCATTCTCTGAGTGGTTTAATGAATACGTTTGGACGCCGTTTAAGACATATGCCCTGCCAGCCATTACATTTGTGTGGAAGTTGTTTCAAAATACATGGAACTGGATTAAAACTACCTGGGAGAAAGTTTCAACTTGGTTTGATGAAAATGTATGGCAACCCTATCAAAAATATGCCAAGCCAGCAATTGAATTCGTTTGGGAAAAATTTAATGAAGCATGGGAAACGATCAAGGGTATCTGGAAAAAAGTGAGTTCATGGTTCCAAGAGAAAGTATTTAATCCTTTGAAAAAGCATGCTGATACTTTAAAGAAAACATGGGAAGGTATCTTTGGAGTTGTAGGAAATGTATTTGATACGGCTAAAAATATTGGTGGGAATCTTCTTAATATCTTTATTAAAAAAGGTGAAGAAAAAACAGGTTTGAAATCGTCTGAGAAAGCAGCAAATAACGCCACAGGCGGCTATATCACCCAGCCAACCTTATCATGGGTAGGTGAAGCAGGTAACGAATTTGTTATTCCAACTCAAAATAACCGAGGACGCGGAAAGATGCTGCTGGCACAGGCCGCTTCTCAACTTGGAATGTCTGTTGTACCGAGCGGAGCGGCAGGAAATTCAGTGTCAAGCTCCCCAGCTCCTACAGCAGTAGCTGCATCATCTTCTGTCGGTTCAATAGACGGATCGGTCTCGATGACTGGGGACATTCAGGCCTCTAGCATTGGTGAGCAATTTAATGACGATTTTGAACAAGGGTTAAATCGTAAAGTAATCTCCCTTGATCAATGGAAACAAAAGAATATTCAGCAGCCTTTTGGTCAATTGACATCAGACTCAGGAAAGTATGGTCAACAAACGGTTTCAGCCTTTGCAAATGGTCAGCAGATGACACCAACAGGTACAGCCAGCTTCTTGCAAAGTCGTGTAAAAACACCATACCAACAAGTCATGACCGCATCACCAACTTGGGGTTCTGGAACGGTTAGTGGTTTTGCAGCAGGCCAAAATGCCACATCAATTGGCACGAGCCAATACGTAGATCAACACATCAAACAACCATTCCTGCAAGCAAAACAAGAATCACCAGGCTGGGGATCTGGAATGATTGACGCCTTTAACAGCGGTATGCGTTCCAAAGGAAGCGAAGTCACGCAAGCGGCCAAAGAAATGGCGAAGAAAGTAGAACAGGCGTTTAGAGAGGAATTAGACATTCATTCCCCTTCACGCGTCATGATGAGTCTTGGGAAATTTGCATCAATTGGTGTCGTCAAAGGGCTCGACTCAGTTGATGTGAAAAAGTTTGCTGAAAATCAGGCTGGTTCATTAATCGGTGCCTTCAGCGGTATGGGAGCTTCAGGGCTTAATATTAAACAATGGCTCATGGCGGCCATCATGGCAACTGGCACATCTATGAGCTGGCTTCCAGGTCTGATGACCATCGCGCAGCATGAGTCACGTGGAAATCCGAGAGCGATCAACTTATGGGATTCCAACGCCAAAAAGGGAACACCTTCTAAAGGCTTAATGCAAACCATTGGAACGACGTTTAACGCCAATAAAGGCAAGGGCATGAATGACATTTGGAACCCAATTCATAATGCCGTAGCAGCCATTAACTACATTAAGGGCAGATATGGAACAGTCTTCAATACGCCGGGATTACGAAGTATGAGAAGAGGCGGTCCTTATAAAGGTTACGCAAATGGTGGATTGATTACTCAAGAGCAAGTGGCTAGAGTCGGTGAAGGAAACAAACGTGAATGGATTATTCCCGAGGAAAGAGGCATTCGCGGAAGGTATTTATTGACGCAGGCAGCTAAGGCACTTGGGATGCAAGTATATGATCCATCAAATGCATCTGCTCCTTTACCAGAAGCACAGATGCAGCAAGTCACCTCAGCTCAGTCTACTGGCAGTACAACATCGTCAGGTAATAAACAAATCACGATTCAATTCAATGGAGATCAGCATTTCCATAATGGACAAGATCAGCAATCGCTAGTCGAAAAAATTAAACAAATGCTTGTAGATGAACTGGAAATAGAGCTTCATACAGGAACGAAGGGGGTCGTGATCGATGGGTAAATCAGTGTATCAATTGTGGATTTCCCAAGGAAAGGACAAGTTGCGATTCCCTGTTCTTCCATCCGAACTCGAAATCACAAATAACGTACAAAATGAAACGGTAAAGGTCGCCTCTTTTGGAGAACTGACCTTTATTGACGTACCATCGGCGAAACAAGTATCATTCACTTCATTATTTCCTAAGAAATATTCGCCGATTGCTGAATATAAAAGCATTCCATCACCAGAGAATGCAATCGCGAAAATTGAACGAATGATGCGTTCAAAGAAATCCGTGCGGTTGATTGTAACTGGGACAAAAATCAATATGACGTGCAGCATTGAAAGCTTCACCCACAAGGAAGGGTCATATGATATTGGAGATCGTGAATTTACGATCGAGTTAAAAGAATATAAAACCGCATCGCCTAGGAAAATCAAACGAAAGAAAAAAGCAAAACAAACGAAAAAGAAACGGCCTTCAAAAACACCACCAAAAATGTACACCGTCAAAAAAGGGGATACGCTATGGGCCATTTCTGGCAGGTTTTATGGCGACAGTACAAAATGGCGGCGTATTTGGAATGCCAATAAATTAGCGATGATTAAACGTAGCAGACGTAATATTAAGCAGCCGGGGCATTGGATTTTCCCTGGACAAAGGTTAAAAATACCACAATAGGGGGGCTGGCATTGATCGAGCTTTTTGCCATCAGAAGCGGCACCATGTATGAGCTTGTCACAGAGAGTGTGACACTTCAGGGGCAAAGGTATCAAGCCCCTCGCTCAATTCAGGCAAATATTATCACAAAGCAAGGCAGTCAAACTTATTACCGTGTCTCGGAAGGGGACACGGTTCTTTTTAAATGGAAAGGAAAAGAGCTTTTTAGAGGCATCGTTTTTTCCCGGACACCTGTTGAAGGGAAGATGACCTTTACCGCATACGATATGCTTCAATATTTGGTGAAAAACCAAGATGTCTATGTTTTTTCAAATCAAAGAGCAGATCAAATCTTAAGGCGGATTGGAGCTGACTTTCAAATTCCAATGACCTCCATCGCCAATACAGGACATGTCATCAAATCACTAGTCTTTAAAAATGATACGAGCCTGTATGACATGATATTGAAAGCATTAAAAGAAACGAAGCGGCAGACGGGAAGAAACTATCAAATCTATTCTGCTAAAGGCAAGATGGGGCTGAGAGCCTGGCCTGATCCAGAGGACGTATGGGTCATTGAATCAGGCATCAATCTCATCAGCTATCAATACAGCACCTCGATTGAAGAGACAGCCACTCGTGTTAAGATGCGTACGTCTGCTGATGAACAGGGAAAGAATAAGAAAAAAGGCAGTAAATCCGAGATTGTGGTGATTGAACAGGATAAAGCCGGTCAGAATAAATATGGTATTTTACAGCATGTTGAGACAGTCACGGGGCAAATCAACCAGCCGCAGCTGCAAAAAAGAGCCAAAGTACGGCTGGCAGAGAAAAAAGGCGTCAAACAAGAAGTCAAAAGCATCCAAGCGCTAGGAATTCCTGAGCTGCAAAGCGGTCTCCCAATCTATTTGAAAATTCCCGAAATCAACGTAAAAAAAACTTACTGGATCGATCAAGACAAACATGAATTTAGTGGGGTGAAACACACCATGACCATTGATGTTGTTGAGAAAAATTCAATGCCAAAGGGTGATCAAGCGTGAGATTAAGTGAAGCAATTAAACGATTGGCAGTGAATGCAGTAGACGCAGAATCTCCAATCGATCTTGTCATTGGAGAAGTCACGGCAGTTTCCCCGCTGAGCATCCGATTAAATGAGAATCGTAAGCTGACCATTCCAGAAGAATTACTGATTTGGCCGAAGCGCTTAAATAAGGGTGAGGATGATGAGCTGAAAAGAGGAGACAGTATTATGGTGCTTGCAATGGCAGGAGGGCAGTCCTTTTACATCATCGACAAATTGTAAGGGAGGTGATGAACGTGGCACTTTCACCAGAGGAAGAAATCGAGGAAATAGAAGAAGACGAAGAGGTCGAAACCTCGACGACGTATCGAATAGATTTTGAAACTGGCAGACTGACAGGCGAAACCATTTCAGGTATTGAAGCAATCCGGCAATTTATTTATATGACACTTAGGACAGAGCGGTACGCACATCCTATCTACAGCCACGACATTGGAACAGAAATTCAGGAGCTGTTGACGGATACAGAAGCTACGGATGAATACAAAGAGATGGAGATTCCAAGGCTGCTAGAGGAGGCACTGCTCGTTGACGAGCGGATTGATCATATTGAAGAGTTAGAGGTCACAAAGCAAAATGAATCGTTTCATGTCAAATTAGCTATTGTCACAGATGAGGGAACAATAGAAATAGAGGAGGTGATGGAGGGCGATGTTTGAGGAACAGACGTACGAAGCATTAATGGAAAGAATGCTGGAAAGACTGCCAGATGATATAGATAAAAGAGAAAATAGCGTGATTTGGAATGCCTTGGCACCTGCTGCTGCTGAACTGGCCCAATCCTATATTTGGCTTGATCAAGTGTTTGAGCTGGTCTTTGCAGATACAGCACAAGGAGAGTTTCTAGATCGGCGGGCTGCTGAAGTAGGAATTGAAAGAAAACCAGCCACTAAAGCGGTTTGGTCAGCGGCCATTCAGCCAGAGAATATCAATATTCCAGATGGCTCACGTTTTTTTATTGAAGACGTTTATTTCCAGTATTCGAAGGATGGCACGCTAGAATGTGAGACACCTGGTAAAGCAGGCAATGTTCAATTAACAGATCAGCCGCTGCTGTCACTTGATACAATTCCAGGACTTGAATCGATTACGATGAAAGAACTGGTCATACCTGGTCAAGAGGAGGAAGATGACGCTTCATTATACGATCGATATTTAATACGTGCGAGGCGAGAGGCTGTCAGTGCCAACAGGGCGCATTATAAAAAATGGGCTGAGGAAGTAGCCGGTGTTGGCAGAGCGAAGGTGTTCCCGCTTTGGAACGGAGAAGGGACGGTCAAAATTGTTATCACAGATGGCAATCTAGATGTTGCATCAGACCTTCTTGTCAAAAGGGTACAGGAATATATCGACCCAGAGCCAGGTGAAGGAGAAGGACAAGCGCCTATAGGCTCAAAAGCAACCGTTGAAAGCGCCAAATGGCTGGATATCGACATAGAAGTGGCTGTCGAACTTCAAATGGACTGGACCCTTGAAGGAGCTCAGAAAGAAATAGAAGAAAAGGTCAAGACGTTGTTGAAATCAATCGCATTTGAAAAGAGTACCATTCGAATGTCCGCCTTAAATGATATTCTGTATCATTCAGAAAGTGTGTCAGATTATGCAGATGTGTTATTGAATGGAGAGTCGAAAAACTTAGTATTACAGGACATTGAGATTCCGCGTCTTAGGCAGGTGAAGGTTATTGAGCAAACAGGATGAAATGAAAAACTATTTGCCGCCATATTTTACAGAAATTTATGAAGTAGATCACCTGCTCAAGACAGAAGCACCTGAATTTGAGCAATTGGATGAATCCATTTTCGACTTAACGGATCAGTTCTTTCCTTTAACAGCGACATGGGGATTGAATAGATGGGAAAGAATGCTGAAGGTACAGCGGGAATCAGATGATTCAATTGAAGTGCGCAGAGCACGCATACTCAATATGATGTCGAATATTCCGCCAATCACATATCTTTCATTAGAGAAATCAGTGAATCGCTTTCTCAAGAATCCAAGTGCTGTCATCCGTCTCACAACCAATCGTTATCACTTCGCCTTACGTGTGAATCTAGATGATCTGCAAAACACGAGATATATTGTAGAAATTCTTGAAACGTTAAAGCCTGCTCACTTGGCTTATACGTTCACTGCTTTTCATCATACTGACGTACATGAAAAAAATGATCATCACGTGAGGCTCACACTGCGCAGCAGGGTGGGTTTTTTCGATCATATCCCGATTTTACTCAATGGTGAATTTGTCTTAAATGGTACGTTTTATCTCAGTGGAACACGAGGTACAACGGATGTGCCTGCTCGTTTTAGACATTCATTAAACATGAGAATGCAGCTTCAACATCAGTCAGAAACAGCACATCGCATGAACTATGTCATGACTGGAGCGGTACATGAAACGAAGCAAGGAACGGCATTGACTTTACGCACAAAAAATCAGCTTCAGCATCAAACCAAAAAGAAGGTGACGTTCCGTCTGCCAGTACATGTCCAAACTGAGCAGGGTGGAAGCTTACTAATCAAGGATCATTACTGGATTCTTGATGGATCTGTTCCGCTGGATGGATCAAAAATGCTAGCAGCAACTTCTAAAAAAATAGAGCTATAAGGAGGATCACAATGGCTGATCAATTAACCGTAACAACACTGTATGCACGACAACAAATGGCAAAGGCAAGAGCAGAAGGAACAAAACTCACAAAAGTCGTCAAAATGGCATTTGGAAATGGGGGAACGAAGGATGGAAAACCGATCTCTCTCGACGGTACCGAACAAGCACTCAAAAAGGAACTGGTCCAAAAAAATATTGATTCATTTACCTTCATGGAGCCAGCAAAAATCCGCTACACCTGCACGATCGCCGAAGGAGAACTGGCAGGAGAAGTCATCAACGAACTAGCTCTTGTCGACGAAGACGGTAAATTCACCGCCATCCGCACCATGACAGACAAACAAAAAGACGGCGACATCGAATTCGTTTTTGAGATTGATGATATTTATTAATGGAGGGGAAATGAAGTGGACATAAAATCACCTTTACCGTTTGAAACCTCAGACAAAGCCCATGCCAACTTGTTTAACCAGATGGTCGACACACTTGTAGAGAATGATCATGCACTCAGTAGACAGATAGAAGGAATCACAAATGAAAGTTTGTTCATATTAACAGGTGATCAAGCCATTCAAGATGCATCAGTCAGCGGTGAGCAATATCCAAATGGGATTACGTTCATGGCTATAGCGAATGATACCGGATATCCTACAAAATTAGGTTTTGTGAAGAACGAAAAAATGAATGAATATCGTTTTGTACAATATTATTATGGCAACGGTAATGAAACAAGTAGTTATTTTACTAGTACTGGTATTTGGTTTAGACAATGGTATATCGCTTCTGGGTGGACCGAGTGGCACAAAATCTCTGGTTTTCTTCATACGAACATTGGTACAACTGGTAAGCAGTTGCTTAATAATGCTGAGCGACAAAAAATCCTTTTTAATCGAAAAATTAAAGATAGTCACAATAATTTTGATATAAAAAATAGTCGTTTTATTTGTCCGGAAAATGGAATGTACTTAGTAAACGCTGGAGTCTATATTGAGACGGTTCAAATGTATGCAAATTTTGAGTTGTCTATCTTTTTAAATGGTAAAAATTATAAAAATATATCTCATTATAGACATCTCCCTGCCACACCTTCTGACACAGCAAAGCTTGATATAGGTTTATATGGGGCTGCGAATGTGCCAGCGAATAAAGGAGATTACGTTGAAATCTACATGTATATAGGCTATGCGGGAAATTCCGATCGTTATATATCTGATAATTCAGGCTGGTACAACTATTTCGATATTACAGAGTTAGGCGGCCGCAATTTCCCAAGAGTGTAGGAGGGTTCTGATGATTTTATATGAAGCCATTAAGTATAAATACCCTAATGCGGACCCGCAAAAGGATTTTGAATTAAGGAATGACGGCGACGGTTCGTATATAAATGAGTGGCATCTAGATGTGCCAAAGCCAACGGTAGAAGAGTTGAAAAAATGGTGGGAGGAATCTCAAACCAATCCTAGGTATCAACCCCCTCTTCCACTAGATTATCTAGCGCAAGAAGTAGCAAAAGAAAAGTTGATGAGGAAACAGCTTGAACACAAATGTGATCTTCTAACAAACGAACTAAAAGCGCTAAAAAATGAGATCCTTTTCAGTAAAGGAGAGAGTGAAACATGAATTATTGGGTAATGGCATTATATTTCCAATGGGTGACACCTGAATTGGTCAAACAAGCAGTTGAACTAGGTGATTGTTCAATGGAAGATCTCAATGAAGGGTATGAGCAAAGGATGCTCACTTTAGAGCAGATGCAAGAAATAGAACCAAGCCATCAAAACAAGGGAGTGAAAATTGAATGGATATAAAAGAACCAAAAGCTTTTAAAGTGAATGATAAAGCTCATGCCGATTTGTTTAATGACATGGTCAAAGTACTACTTGATAATGATACTGAAGTATTAGAGCAGCTCTTAAAACATACAAATGATGGCAGCGTACATGCATCTGAAGAAGAAAAGAAAAAATGGAATGGCTCACAGATTTATAAAATAACAGCAGATAACGGTATGCAACTGATAAATATCTCAGCAGATTCAAAAATATTTGATGCGATTAAGGATAAAGGAACATGTACCTTTTACGCAGCTTCTGGAGTCGAAGATTCTCCATCATCGTCAAATACAGCACTGAGAGGTATGCAAATAGTAGGGCAAGATAATATTGGGGCAGGTTTTGCGGTAGATATAAAAGGGAATGCTTACAGTTTTTATTACAATTCTGGTCATACGACTATTACTTGGACACCACTTCCGAGTAAAGAAGATTTAAATAAATGGAATGGCAGTCAACTAATCAAAATTACAAATGATACGGGTGGAGTTCGTGTATCTGTAGGAGCTACAGAGAGTTTGTTCGATAAAATTACTCAAACTGGAAAAACATTTGGCACATTTTATTCTCCATCTGGGGTACAGGACAATCCTTCAGCTTTATCGGCACGTGGTTTTTATCACTTTACATCTGCCGATAATAATAACAAAGGGACTTTTGGATGGGTGATTGCTGTAGATTATCGTAATAACGTCTTTACAAATTATCTAGATTTAAATTTAGGCTGGCAGGGCTGGCGAAGATTAATATCTCATGCTGATTTTGAAAATGTTCAGTGGCTAGATGTCACACTAGCCAATGGTTCCTCTATTGGAGACAGACCGGTCCAATATGTTAAATGGGGAAACTTATTATTGTTGAGGGGCCACCTAATAGCAAATAGAGAAGTGATCTGTGGAAGTATTCCAAATACTGGATTACCCGATAAAGGCATAGTAGTATCAGTTCCAGTATCAGGTACAACGGGTCATAGTAAATTATATATATATAAGACAGGAGAGCTAAAACTAACTGGTTTACATGCAGTGAACAACAGTGCAGTAACTGGCTACTATTTTGACATGGTCGTCCCATTAAATTAAGGAAGTGATAGTATGATACAAGTTTATGAATACAATCATCAAAATGAATTGGTCAGACCTATTGAAGTGTTCGAAAGGGATGATGAAGGCAATTATGTCATTCCAGATCAATGTACAACAATTGCACCACCCAATAATCCTTCTTTTTATAAAGCTGCATTTGATGTGGAAAAACAACAATGGTATGAATCAGCGACACAGGAGTATATAGATAGCCTAAAATCAGCCCCTCTACCGCCCAATGATATAGAGCTTTTGAAAAAACAAAATGCTTTGTTATCAAAACAATTAACGCAGCTATTGGCTATGCAGAAAGGGGAAAATTCAGAATGATGTTTCCAACTGTAGCAGATATCAAACAATTTTGGGACTGGCAGTGTTACAGCCAAGAGGATATTGCTTTTTATGTAAGTATTGGATGGATCTCCGTAGATGACTATCAAGACATAACAGGAGAAACATACCAAGCCTAAATGCTTTATTTTTTTGCTCGGAAGAAGGATTGTGGGGAGCAAGATTGAGGTTGGGGTTGTTGTTTTTACATTTCATGTAATTTCAAAAAGGAGAGATACCATTGGATATAAAAACTCCTCGTTCTTTTGAAACGAGTGACAAAGCTCATGCTGATCTATTCAACGATATGTTGAAAACATTGCTTCATAACGACACTGGTATATCAGAACAATTAACTCTTCATATCGGTGATTCTAGCCAACACTCTTCAGAACTAGAAAAAAAGAAATGGAATGAGTCGCAGCTGTATAAAATTACAGGAGATAATGGAGTACAACTTTTAAATATTCCTGCCGGCTCAAAAATCTTTGACTCAATTAAAGACAAAGGGACATGTACATTTTATGCGCCCAGTGGAATAGAGGATAGCCCTTCACAATTCGCCATTAGAGGGATACAGACAGTGGGACAAAATAACATTGGAACAGGCTTTGCGATAGATACATCAGGCAATGCATATTACTTCTACTATAATTCTAGCCATTTATCTATCACTTGGACTCAGATTCCGACAGTAGCTGAAAAAGATAAATGGAACAACGGACAGTTATATAAATTGACTCAAAACAATGGTAGACCTATTTATAAAGGGGTAAGTGAGACCACTGACTATAACGAAATTACGGAAACAGGAATGTATCTCATTTATAATGCTGGCCTTAATGGTCCAATAGAGATCAAAAGGGCATTTATGATTGTTATCAGTTATGGAAATACCCTGTTACAAACTATATATGATGCAGTCAATGGTCTGAACTCTTTTTATAGAATCAGGAAGACTGACTATACATGGACTGAATGGGAAAGGCAGCTCACATCTACAGATTTAAATGCTATTCAATCGTTTCCTATTACTGATATTAATGGACAGGGGAAGGCTTATATCAGAAATACAGAAGATTTCCATGAAGTATTACCAAAGTATCGAGGTTTAGTTCATTTTGCATCTGCAAATGCACCAACCAATGGCCCGGGTAATGCGTTAAGGGGGATTTGGACTTGTAATAACACAGGTACGTACGGGCAGGCAATTGGCTTTGACCACTTAAACCGCACTTGGCGTAAGACTATGGCGAATGGCGTGTGGTCAAAATGGGAGCGTTTGCTAACCGGTGCAGAGCAACTAGAATGGAAGTCCCCGACAACAATAATAAACGGATGGAAACAATACGGTACTCAAAAAGTGCAATTTTATAAGAATCCATTTGGAGAGGTAGAGTTAATGGGTTCTATCACAGGGGGGACTATCGGTTTTGAAGTACCTGTTTTTACATTGCCAAGTGGTTATCGTCCTATACAGGGAATGCATTTCATAGGGGTAGCATCTAGTATCGGTGCTGGTTCAACACCACAAACACACAGGACACATATTGATACTGATGGTAATGTGTATATACAAAGTGTCTCCAATTCAACAAACCCAAATGAATTTATTACTTTCGGCTTTAAATTCATGGCGGCACAGGAGGGATGAAAGTGAACTGGATATATAAATACGACGGAAAATTCAATTACCTTCCAGGGGAAGAAATAGAAATTGAAGGGGACGCAGACATCCCAAAAGGATATACAGATGTAAGACCTCAAGATGGTTTGTACAAAGGTAAATACAATGAAACGAAAAGAGCATGGTATGAGTCGGCAACACAAGAATACATTGATGGCTTGCAGCCAAAGCCGCTGCCACCATCAGAAATTGATCTATTAAAACAGCAAAATGCTGATCTGCTTCAGCAACTGGCAGAATCAGAAAAGAGAGTAGAAGAACAATCAAAAACAATATCAGAACTTATCATGTTGCTGAATGAAAAGGGGGTCATTTAATTGGATTGGTTCCGTAGTATTTCATTGTTCTATCAATGGAAGTGTTATGAAAATGAAGATGTAGCAAAATTTGTTCGTTTCGAGAAGATTACGCCGGAACAATACAAAGAAATAACAAGAGAAGAATATCCAACAAACGCTAAATAGGCGTTTTTATTTTGCCTTCTTTAAAATGGGCAAAGTGAGGGAGTAGGTGAGTGCAGTGGAAATGGATTTGACTCAATATTTAATGACACAAGGACCGTTTGCGGTGTTGTTTTGTTGGGTGCTGTTTTACGTATTAAACACAACAAAGGAAAGAGAAAACAAGCTCAATGAGCAAATCGAGGCACAAAATGATGTGTTAGCAAAGTTTAGTGAAAAGTATGACGTCGTGATCGACAAACTCGACAAAATAGAACGAAATTTAAAATAGGAGGAAAACTCATGAAAACATTCGACAAAGGCACTGTGATTCGCACAGTGCTTCTTTTTATTGCTCTGATCAATCAAACGCTTGTCATGTTTGGACAGACGGTGCTGCCGATTAGTGAGGAGCAAGTACAAACCGCAGGTGAAGCACTTTATGTGGCAGGTTCTACGATTTTTACTATGGTCACAGCCGTTATCGCTTGGTTTAAAAACAATTATGTGACCTACAAAGGCCAATTACAAAAAGATGCTCTGAAACAAAGAGGGCTAACAAAATAATACTTGAAGGAGAAACGACATGGTGAAAATCATTCAAGCATTGATCCCAAAACAACATCGCAACAGACCAGGAAACACGATGAAGCCGCTCTATATTACGGTGCATAATACGTCAAACAGTGCAAAAGGTGCTAATGCGGCCAGTCATGCAGCGTTTGTTGCACGTTCAAGTACCGGTGTCAGCTGGCATTACACTGTTGATGATCAGGTGATTTATCAGCATTTACCGTTAAACGAAAACGGCTGGCACGCAGGGGATGGCAGAGGCACCGGCAATATGAAGTCAATTGGAATTGAAATTTGTGAAAATGCAGACGGTAACTTTGAACAAGCAGTCGAAAATGCCCAATGGCTCATTCGCAAGCTGATAGGAGATTTGGGGATTCCTTTATCAAATGTAGTGCCTCATAAACATTGGAGCGGGAAAGAGTGTCCAAGGAAACTTCTCGGACGATGGGATCAGTTTAAAGCTGGCATAGCCACAGCGCATACCGGCAGCAAAAGCACAAGAAAACCAGTTCAGGCAGAAAGCTTGAGCCACAAAGCACCCGTTTCCAAACAGAAATCGTCAAACCTGCCATCTGGCATTTTAAAAGTAACCAAGCCCTTAACAAAAGGCCCTCAAGTCACTGCCGTGCAAAAAGCCTTATCATCCCTCTATTTTTACCCAGACAAAGGGGCAAAAAACAACGGGATTGACGGCTATTATGGACCAAAAACGGCAAATGCGGTCAAACGGTTTCAGCTTATGAACGGCTTAGCTGCAGACGGAATTTACGGACCGAAGACGAAGAACAAAATCGAACAATTGCTGAAGAAGTGACGATCTTTAAAAAGAGCTATCAGCAAGTGAGGAAATGCTTCCTTGCTGATAGCTAACAAAAAATTACATCATATGTGGTATAATCAACCAAATCACTATCATGAGAGGAGAGAAAAATGAAAAAAGAACTGTTCCAGATCATCATGCTGTCAGTGCTACTCATCTATTTCATTTATCACGGAATGACGAGCGGTTTTCCTGTATCCTATACAATCATTCTCATCTTAACTTATCTTTCTGTGATTACATACCGCATCATAAATTTATTAAGAATACGAAAAAACAAAGAACAAGCATAAGAGATATGTACATAAAAAACCATCCTTGATTTCTCAAGAATGGTTTTTCGTATGGAGCATAGCGGGATCGAACCGCTGACCTCTACGCTGCCAGCTTCCACGTCGTTATATCTACGTTGTTTTTCTCCGATAAGTCACCCGTAAAGTCAACTATATCAACGTTAAGTCACCGATAAGTCAATCGTCTCTAAGCGCATTATACCGCATAGGAACGCTACACCGCAACTAAATATGGCGCTACCCTGAACCCTCGTCTTAATAGGCGGGGGTTTTTTGCGTTTTATGGGACGATTCAAAAAAAAGTTCAAAACGAATGTCCCGATTTTGATCGATCACATGCGACTGTACTTATGAAAGCGAAAAACGGAGGGGATGGCGTGAGTGCTATAAGCAATCGTAATTTTTGCGGATATGCAGCCGAAAACGTAGTTCGGGCCGACTTAGCTAAGAGAAATATCGTAAGTTTAAGTCCGGACATCCCGTGGGCTCATTACGATTTAGTCGCCGACATAAACGGGGTATTTACTCGAATTCAAGTTAAAACAAACATAGAACACGACGGTTACCGGATGAAAATAGACAATCGTAAATCGAACGGAGCCAGTCGTCCTTACACTAAAGAAGATTACGAAGTTCTTGCAATTGTCGATTTAGAAAGTGGCGGAGTTGCGTATCTACCTTACGAAGTTTGGAGAGGTAAGTCGCAAATAAATATCATGCTTCGAGAGGTTTCGAATATGAAGGGGTACGGAAAGGGTAAACAGCCGTTGTATTTCTCTGATTTTAGCGATTTTCCTAACGAAGTAAAGACGGGCGAGGTGGTAGCGTGACAAACGAACACCAACGGCTCGTCTCCGTAGAAACTCAGTCGGAATATAACTTAACGTCCGGAAAGTCTGAAACGCGTATCTTCGTTAAGATGTACGTCGATGCCGTCAAGAAAGGCTTGATCGCGGATATCGGACCCGAACGTTGGCAGACGCTTTGCGTACTATCATCGTTTATGAACGCAAACGGCGAATGCTACCCGACACAGGACCAAATCGGTGAAGCGCTAAATTTAAGCCGAGTCGCGGCAAATAAACGGATACAATCGCTATGTGAATACCGATGGCAGGGACGCCCTCTTGTCGTTAAAAAACAAGGGCGCGAAGGAAAGACTCAGCGGTGGGAGAACGCTCGCTATACGATACTTCCGATTAGTCAACTCGCTATATTTGACGGAGATACAGAGGAATTATAAACGCCGTGTATCGTCTACCCATATACGGCTGACCCGTACACGGCTCGGCTTTACACTAACTAGAACCATCTTTTAACTAGAGCCATTAATAACTAGATAAATAATAGCGCTCAATCAAAACCTTTCGCGCAAATAATTACTTTAAAAGATATATCTATCGCGATAAAAGGATATTTGCAAAGAGTGAGCGTAAGCGAACGAATTGCTACGGTTTAAATAACAAACGAAAAGGAGTCCGATAATCATGACGATTAATATTCCGATCTCACCCGATTACCACCTTACATCCGACGTCCATAACATCATCGTAAATGAGCGCTATTTCACCGATCCGACCAAAGCGCCGGGCTGGGCGAAGAAACTGGCCGAAAACCCTGACGCAGACCCAACGCCGGTCGAGCGCTGGCGAGAAGTTTCGTACCACCCTACGATTGATCGCGCCGTCTTGGACGTAATGAATCGGCGGATCAAAACATCGGATGCGACGTCTTTAGCCGAGATTGCACAAATGGTACGGGAATTTCGCACGGAATTAGCGGCGGCATTGACGATTGAGGGCGTTATACTGCCGACAAATAAAACGGCTAGGAGGCGGTTAAAACGTGGATAAAACGAATGAGCAAGAAATCGCAGAGTTACGTCAGGCAATGGCGGAGCTTATTGCGGAGAATGAGACGTATATGCACCACCTCGCAGAAATTCGCGACATGATGCCGTATGAATTCGATGATGAGAATGCGACCGAACATTTACTCGCAATTACGGGTCCTGAGTACGTTAAAGATTACGTTAGATGCTTATTAAACCGAATGAAGGAGGCGTTAAAATGAAGCCGGAAATCACGAAAGAGCAGGCGGATGCTATAACATTTTTAAGAGGACTCGGTAGGGACGACGAATATATTTTGAGTCACTTTGGCGAATACGTCAGGCATTGCGCAGTACTGAACGATTTAAGTCGTGTTTCATTAGCGGCTGCGTTAATCAACGGATATGAAGTCTCAAAGTCGCCGGAGGAGAAGGTACGAGATTACTACGAATCTAATTACGCCAAACACGAAAGGTCGAAGCCATATAGTGACGACGATTATTATACGACAGGTGTTTTGACCGGCATCAGTCGGACGCTTGATCTCCTCGACATCAAAATCGAAGGTGTAAACGTCAGACGTGAGGAGGCGGAGGCGAATGGCTTCGGATACTAAGCCTATCGAAAAATGGACGGCACGCGACTTCATCGTCTATCTACACGAACGCCACCTCGAAGTCTACGGCATTAAATATGTCGCCAATAATCGCGGCATGGAAGCGCGGAACCTAAAGACGATGATCGCCGAGCATGGGGCGGCTGTCGTACGGGACTTCATTGACGCTTGCTTTGCGGCTAAGAAACCGACGGCTCAGTGGCCTGGCTGCAACTTCGGCTTTATGTTTTCGTATATGCGCGACCGTCACTTGCCGCCGTTACTCGTAAAGCAAAAGACGGTTAAGCAGTCGGAGGAAGACGATCAAAGGGCGGCTGCACAGTCGCAAATAAACTACGGGGAGTTGTTTTAGTATGACGAAATATAAGACGGAGAAACGTAAGGCACGTGTAGGCGAGCGTATTTTGATTACGGATAAACACGTATTTAGCACAAGGTATAAAAATGGAGATGTTCTGAAGGTAGGTAGCGTCAAACCTATCGGAGTTATTAGCGGGGAGGGTTTTGCGATTTTTCACACAGAGTACGAAGTCATCGTCGGTGAACACACGCCCACCCCGAACCTGTACGAAATGCCCTTCGATGAATTAGTGTCGCTTAGTGAGGACGTAATGAAGGCGATTACAATCCGATCATATAAAAACGGCTACGAACAAGGTCGTTTTGATGCGGAAATTGAGGCGGCGCATGGCACGTATGAGAAGTCCGATCAGCAGAAACGGGATGAGGTCGTTGAGAAGGCGAAGGAGGACGTAGAATATTTGGTCAGACGATGCTTCACAGCTAGAACCGAATTTATCGTTAATGCTGAAAAAAGAACTGCCGTCGCAATACGTAAGGCGTTTGGGAACGGTCGCGTAATCTCTAAAGGAATCGCCAAATGCGCACCAAACGACTGCTTCAACGCACACATCGGCAAGGCTATTGCGCTAAGACGTGCGCTAGGGTTACCGGTGCCGGCAGAATATCTAAACGTGCCGCAGCCGGAAGAAGTACGTGTAGGTGACGTTATTAATTATCGCAATGCTTACATTCTCAAAGTCGTGAATGACGATATCCAACGCACTGCAAAACCAGTTTCAACCGTAAGTATTAGCGCACTTCAAGGCAGCGGCGGCGGTTACGTAATTATTGACGATTCGAGAGCGGGTGAGGGCGAATGATTTTCGATGCCAAGACTATCGAGCCGTATTTAGATTATACGGAAGGGACGTTACGGGTAGTTGAGGGTCGAGATTGTAACGTTTATATATTCGTTGAGAAAAGTAGCGGAAAGGCCCACGTTCTCAATATTGTAGAAAACTAAACCGAAAGGAGGCGGCTAAGAATGACGAATGACTCACGATGCCTACTCGCAAGCAAATGCGCCCAAGCCGGCGGCGTTAATTGTACGAAACACTGCGAACTATACCTCGGCTTGCACGGCTTAGACGGCGCTGGAGGACGGTCGGGGGCGGCTGGATTGGCGGAGGACTACCGCCTAGTGACGCTTAAAAACTCGCCTGCTCGCGCTGATCAGCCCGGAGCTTACAAGGCGGCGGATGCTTATGCGGATACCTTTGACCGCCAATTTGACGCCGAAGCCGAGCGCATTAAATCGCTATATTTATACAGCGCGAAATCAGGCACAGGCAAGACGACGACGGCTGCGGCTTTGCTTAACGAATATTTGACCGCCCATTATATTGGCGCACTAAAACGAGGCATACAACCGCAGCAGAGACCGGCTTATTTTCTCGATGTTAATGCGTGGCAAAACGAATACAACGAGTTTAATAGACCGCGAGTTCCGGACGCAATCGCAGAGCCGGCAGCCAAACGATATTATGCCGCGCTAGAAGCAGCAAAACGGGCGCCATTCGCAGTGCTGGACGATATAGGCGTACGAGAAGCAACGGACGGATTTCGCGGCGATTTACACACGATAATCAACTACCGCGTGACGAATCGTATGCCGACCGTTTATACGTCGAATATAAAAATGGCGGATCTGCCGGAAGTGTTCGGAGAAGCGCGACTAGCAGACCGTATCGCTGACCAGTGCAAAGAAATCGTCTTCGCGGGCGGATCAAAAAGGAGGCGGCTGTAAATGAGCGGATTATCATTAACGGAAATTCAATACTTACGTGACCTACTCGTTGCGGATTCGTTGGCTAACGGAGAGGGCGCATCCAAACTCGCTATTTTCGATAAACTAGATGCGCTTGAATTTGCGGACCATACGCCGGCCTATAAAACTGGCGACCTAGTTTCGGTCGAAGGCTATAAAGGACGCGTCTTCTACGTTGATTGCGCCCGATACATCGAGGAAACGTCGAAAGAGGCCGTCTTTAACTTTATTGAATACGACCTGTATGACGCGATCAATGGCGAATGGCTCGAAGCGTTCGAGGCGGACATGGCGTTAGTGGCAAGCGCGCTTGTTGCGGAGGATTACTTGGCGGACTTCAACCTAGAAGACTATCCGCCAGCAAGAAGTACCGTTTATCTAATAAACTACGAAACGGAGGCGGCTAATATGGCGGCAAAAGAACAGCCGAAGACACCGAGACAGCTCAGCGCGATTGAAGCGGAAAAGCGTAAGCAGGAACGTAAAGAGGCGGCGGCACAAACCGATAACCTACTCGACATTTACAACTGGAATAAGGCGCAGTATGAAAAGACGGGTGAGGTAACGTTTAAGGCTAAGATGGACGACACTATGGCGCAATTGGCTGGCGAGGGAGCTGAACGCCGATGAGTTTCGGAGCTTCTCTACTATCGAAAGTAATCGAAGCGAACGACCCGTCGGCTTTATTGCGGTACGGCATAACGCGTAAGGATTTTCAAACGGATGGCGAGCGGGCAGCATTCGAATATATCAGCACCTACGCGGAAAAGAACGGCAACCAAGCACCTACTGCCGAGATGGTAGCGACCGAGGTACCGACATTCCAGCCGGAATTCAGCATCGACGCAACGTTCGAGTACCTGGCGCAGAAGGCGAAAGAAACGGCTGCGTTAAACGACTTTACCGAAATATTCAACGATAAGTACGGCGCCAACGGAGTCAAAAAAGCCGATTCGGAATTTATTCAGCGATTCAACCGAGCACAGGACGGAGGTAATCCACAGGAATTTTTTGATTGGTTGACCGAAGTCGCGGAACGGAGTAAAATAAGAACAAGCGTTCGTAAATCGGTGGGAACAAACGTCGTGACAGACGTCGATAAGTTCCGAGCCGAATACGAAAAACGCAAGGCTGGCGAGTCTTTCCGCATTTGGAACAGTAAGTTTCCGGCTCTTAACAAAGCGATCGGGGGCTACGTCAGCTCGAACATGTACGTAGTTTACGGAAAGCCCGGGCGCGGCAAGTCGGCGATCACGCTTGAAGAATCGATTAATTGCGCAGTTCAAGGCGCTAACGTACTTATCTGGTCGATGGAGATGGGCTGGTTCGAGGTACTCGTTCGAATCTACGTTTCACTTTCCGGCGATCAAGGCGTTGCTTTAACCGAAATCGATGGCCAGCAAATGGAAGCCGGCTTTGATTCGAGGGACGTCCGCCAAGGCAAGTTATCGGAAGAGTTCGAGGCTGGCTTTATGGAATTCATCGCGACGTTAAATACGATAATTGACGGAGATATTACGGTTCGAGCCGTAGATGACAAAGACTTCGATTCTCGTTCGCTGCGTGATCTCAAAGCGGATATTGAGCAAACAAAAGCCGACGTTGTTATGATCGATCCATTCTACTACCTCGACTACGAATCAAACTCGAATAAAACGACAGGCGGTGCGGCTGCTGATACGTCTAAAAAGATGCGTCGTTTAGCCGGAACAATGGACGTTGTCATTTTCGCAATTACACAAGCCGGAGAAGATGACGCGACTGAAGACGAAGCCGGTAATCGCGAGATCAAGTTGCCGAAGCGAAAAGACGTCATGAAAACGTCTGCCCTACTTCAAGACGCTGCTGTATTAATTCCGGTTGATACGAACGCACGGGAAGGTCGCGGATTGATTGGCGTCAATAAGGGGCGCGATGGTGGCGAAGATGAAGTCGTTGAGATCGTTTATCTACCACAAGTCGGCCTAATTAAGCAAGTGGCGGCGGGAGAAACGGATTTAGAGGTATTCGGGTTCTAAATACTGGAATCCTTACCATGAATTACACCGAACAATTCTGAATATTTTCGACAAATTACGACTACAATGTCGATGAGAATAGTGTAATATAACGAAAGGGGCTCGTATATACATGTCGATTCTTACGATTAATGGCGTCCTGACAGACGTCGACATACGCGAAGAATTAGAGCGATTCGAATGGGATCGACCTACGTGGCACGCGGACCGTTTAACGGCGGCAAGCCCTTTTCGCGACGATCGGACTCCTAGTTTTTACGTTTACTACGAAGACACTCCGACCGCAAAAGCCGGCTATTTCGGAGATAGCGGCACAGGAGAGCGCGGCGGCTTAATTAAACTGCTTGCGTTTCTGCGTGAAGAAACCGAGGAAGAGACGGCTTATTATCTCGCTGAGACTTATGGTACCGGCGAAGGAGAAGGACGTCTAAAACTCCGTGTTCCTCGTTTAAAAATCGTTGAGCCTAGACGTCCATTAGCCGAGACTTTACTGGACGGCATCAAGATCGGTCCGAACGCTTACTTAGCCAATCGCGGCATAAGCGAAGAAGTCCAGCGCAAAGCAGGCGTAGGCACGGTCGGACAAACGGTGGTGATTCCGTGGCGGCTGCCTAATAAGCGCCTGGCAAACGTGAAGTACCGATCGACACACAATAAAGCGTTTTGGTACGCAAAAGGCGGATGGCCGATACGTGAATTAATCTACGGCATAGACACCGTTTATGCTAATCACGCCAAAGTAGCGGTTCTAGCCGAAGCTGAAATCGATGCGCAGTCGTGGCGTACGGCAGGCTTTTGCGGCATTGCGACAGGCGGCAGTAAATTTTCCGACCGAAAGGCGGACATAATTGCGCAGTCACCAATCGAATATTTAATAGTAGTATCTGACAACGACGAAGCCGGTGAGAAATTGCGGAAGGAGGTCGAGCTAAAGATGCGCGGCAAAGTCAGGCTTGCGCACGGTTATATAACGAAAGGGTACAAAGACGCAAATGAATTATTGATAGCGGAAGGTGAGGACGCTCTTAAGCGAGTTGTTGATCGTGCGGAGGCGGTAAGTATTAACATAAGGTTCGGGAATATCCGAACTTTTGGTCGGCGGAGGTTATCTTAACCCTCCGTGTTGCTACCGGATAAAGGACGCCAATTATATAAGGCTTCGACCGGGCAGTCGAGGCAGCGCGCTAAGGAATACGCCATTTCAACGTTAGGGATGTTCCTCAGCGAGATATAATCGGAAAGCTGCGTTTTTGAGATTCCGACCATTTCTGCGAGTTGAATAAGAGTATAACCACGTTTATAACACAGCTCCTTTATCCGGCAAGATACGACCGAATACTGCGAGATAAACACCTCCGCAAAGCAAAATGACGCGAGCTTTACGAAGGAAATTATACCACATAACCGCGCCGATTCCATCGTCATTCGGGCGGATTTGGTAGAATGCGGACAACCTTTTCGATGGGTACGTCCAATTCGAGGCAGACGGCTTCTATAGTTGATAAGCTTACGGGCTTGTCCTCGTTAATCTTTGTTACTAGGTTCCTATGGATGACTTTATCCCTTAGAATTCCAGTTGTTAATCCTCTTTCAGCCAGGTAAGTTCTAAGTGGTTCATAACTAATCATAAAAAAAAATCTCCTTTTTCCTTAAATTCCCGCACACAAAAGTGTGCATTTATGTTATATTATAAACAGAGAGAAGGCGCAAGTCTATAAGGGGTGTGTATTATGCAGTCAATTAAAGATGATTTTATCAACCTCAGAGAAAAATACGACTTAAGTATAACATGTATTTCCACAAAAACAGGAATTAACCAGGATGTTCTATATGAGTTTACTGATAGTGGGTCTATCGGATTTAAACACCTGGTAACACTTTCGAAGTTCTTCTACAAAGAGAAGTATCACGAAATAATGCGTGAATGGTGTATGAAAATAGATTCTCCCGAGTGGCTGAAACAGGCTTTTGAGTATGCTGCGTTAAAAAGGGATTCAGATTTACTTGGGATGCTTCTTGAAAAAAGTAAAGAAGAACATGGTATTAAACAATTTTTAGATATGTACGGATTAATTTTAGATTTCATGGTTGACCGAATTGATTTTAGAGAATTATCTGATAGAATGAGTAGTCTTAAAGTATCGAGTTCTAAAGATTTAAAAATCTTAAAGGACATATACTCATGCGTTTTTATGTATTATGATGACGAATTTATAGGAATCACAAAAAATGCCAGCTTAATCTATAAAGAGATTGTTAAGTTGGGAAAACGAAGAGCATTTATAAAGGAAGCTTTTTCCTATCGTTTATCCGAAATTTTAGCACCGGCTTACCTACATCTTAATGAACCTAAATTATGTATGTTTCACGCGAATGTGTTAGTTAGTACCGGACTCAATAATAAACATATATCAGACGGGAACTATTACATAGGGATGTGTAAACTCCATGAGGATAAAACCTCGTGTCTGACTCATATGGAGAAAAGTCTTCATTTCGCGAAAGAAACGAAAGAACCATTATTAATAAGAGAAGCTACTAACAATTTAAATATGGTTAAATCACTCTTTTCTTTTATAGAGGGTGGAAGTGCTCCTGTTTTCGCAGGTGAAAAAGAAAAGTTTCTTTTAGGAGGTGATGCAGACTTTGTAGTATACTTCAACTACGTACGTAATAGAGAGATCAGTAATGTGTATGCTGCGTATAAACATTTCTTTGAAGAGATGAACTTTTTCTTCGCTTCTATAGCAGCTGAAACACTACGTATGTTTGGGGTAGATGATATTCAGATTGATGTTCTTAAGTCATTCAAATTAAAATCAAAGGGAGATGTTGTTTATGAAAAAGATTTTATTGATGGGTTTTGTTTTAGGGGCACTAGTTGTATCGCTTCTTAACACTGAGGGGATGAAAATAGATAGCGCGAGCAGTGATAATGTAGTACATGTTAGCGAAATTAAAGTAGGCGGATAAAAGATCGGGCCAATCGGCCTTTTTCTTTTGTCTTTTTTTTAATATTTTTCGGAAAAGTCTAAAAAACTAAGATTATCCAAAAACCACAAACTCCTCCTACCAAGATGCTAATATATGGTCATGGAAGAAAAATTATAAAAAACTTTAAATCAAATGTCCCGATTCATACGGACCACATGCGACTGTATAAGTGTAAGGGACGGGAGGAGAAAGAACTTGGATAAACAAAAATTTAATAGACTACAATTGGCCGCAGATTACGGAGCGATTCCGTATGTACAAAGAGAATCGCAACGAATCGCACACTTAGTTCCCGACGAAACATCGTTTGAGCAGCGGACCTTACTTTCGATAGGCTACTGGCTAGAACGATACGAAGGCAATGGTCGCGATAAGAAAGCGCTGATCCAGCGCATTATCGTAAGGGAACGAAACAAGTACCTGAAGGCATCACGAAAAGAAGCGGCTTTATCTATAGAAGGAATGCGAGACGACGGTAATGTCTCGTGGGAACCTCACGACAGTTTGGCGACTATCGATGACGGTTTGATGGCAAAAGAAAAGATCGCTCTGTTGGCGCAGAACGATCCAAGAAAAACAATGATCTTACAGTTTTGGAGCGAAGGATGTACGAATATGGACGAAATCTCCAAGTTGTTGGCGCAACATTTAGGAGGAAATTTCGAAGCACATCGCAAGTTCATCCGCCGTTTCCGTTTACACTGCCAGCGCGAACTAACAGCATAATCACGTATCTAGGCACGAGGGCTTCGCTACGCATTTTTAATGATAATCGATTGAGAATCGAATTTCAAGCGAACACCATGCGAACAACCCTCCGTCTAGTACGTTTTACCTAAAATTCAAGGAGGCTAACGTACTATGAAACAACCTACAAACGATTTCCCACCCGTAGTAAACATCCAAAAATTAACGGAATTACAATACGAAGGCGCACTAAATCACGAAGATGATCCGGCTGACTTTTATCGTCCTGCAACTATTAAGGCGGTGCGCGTCGGATGAACTTTCAATTCGGACCGCACGCACGAAAAGCGCTTAAGGATCGTTTCGGAATCACGAACTATTACGCGTCTTATAAATGGCTGGCCGAACGCCTGTCTTCTTCGGTCGATCTTGGCGTCAGCGTAGATAAGAACGGCAAAGAAGCCCGCATGTATGGCGCAGGAGATGCGATTATATTATGCGATATTAACGAAGATTTTGTAATCACTGTACTGAAGCCGCGCCGGTTTAATCCGGTATTCGTACGAAAGGTTTACCAAGCGGAAAAACAGTCCGTCGAAGAACGTATTCAATATAACGATCGGCTCTCGTCTGAGTTGCCGGATGAATTGTCGCATTGGCAACGCGAGCTAAAACGCACACGCTCAGCCGCGAAGAAAAGGGCGATTCAAGCACGTATTAACGCGATTCAGGCACGCCTAGACGAACTACCGAACGAAACTTTCGAAGCTCGTCGTGATTTAACACGAGTAGCACAGGCGGTGGCTGCGTATGTTTGACGACTTCCTAATGTAATTCGCATTCGTCGGCAGCATCGCGACCGTCATTATCGGCGGCATGTACTGGTCGCTTCTACGCGAAGAGAGACGGAATAAAGGCGGCGAATGACCGCCGACGCTCGGAGAATACCGGGGCGTTCGTTAAGTAAAACTGTCGCGTCGCTATGCTGTGCGCTGGCGGCGTCTCGGGCGCAGATACCGGTGTTTTGCGAGGGTCAAACCCTAAAACAAATTAACGGAGGTAATCGGATGACAAAGTACACAAGCGGAGCTGACGCTCTAAACGCATTGAACGCAACAAATGAAGGAGGCGGCGGGGGTAATAGCGCCGAGTTTGCGAGCTTCAAGACGGGCACGGTTTATAAGGTACGCGTTATGAGTGCTTTCGATCTAATTCGCTTCTTTTCATACGGAATCTACAAGAAAGTAAATTCGTTCTCGGCGGCTAATCCGAGCACGCTAAACAAAAACGGCTTTCCTGAGTCGAATCTAACGTCATGGGATCGCGCGTGGAAGTACTACCAAGACCAAAAGAAAGCGGCTGCTGATCGAGGCGATGCCAAAGCGGAGGAGGCGGCTAAACAAGAAGCGGCTAAGTATCGCGTCAAAGAACGATATGCGCTCGGATTTATTAACCTTGAAACGGGCCAGCCGATCATCGTCGATCTTTCTAAAACGCAGGCCACGACGGTTCACGCGGTTATTAAAAAGCAGGAAAAGAAACTCGGCCGCATCGCGTTTGAATTGGAGAAGTCTGGTTCAGGTACGAACACAGTAGTTTCATTAACGCCTCTTATCGATATGGAAGAAGACTTGACGGAAGCGGAACGTAAGCATTTTGCGGATCAAGACGGTAAAGAATTCGATATGTCTTTATTTGACGGCTTAATTTACGAAGCTGATGAAAAGGAAATGATCGAAAACCTTGTCGCGGCCGGCTTTAACTTAGCGCTGATCGGAGAATCGCTTGACGGTGGCGCAGAAGACGTGGAACTACCAGCCGGAGAAAACTTCGAATTTTAAGGAGGGCGCATAGATGCGAGAAATTAAAACGGAAGCGCAGACGTTAGATTTATCGAAAAAGGTGACCGTAGAAGTTTCGCTGGCGGAGTTGATTGTACTATCTGCCACCCTCGCCGAGATCGATAGTGGCGTAGTTTACCATAACCTCGAATGGAATTATAGCGAGTCAACGATAGACGGTATTGATCGAATTGGAGTTTGTACGTCATCTATTGCGGATAATATCGGCACTATTATTTCAGAACACATCCCGAAGGAGGACTGAGTATGGCGCACAAAGAAGAAACGATCGGCAAATTCGCCGAACTGATCGCACGCGCTGCCTTAATGGCGGCCGGCTGGTCAGGCGTTAGTAAGCCGGAAACCGAAGAACCGTATGATATTCTCGCGGCCGAGCCGATCACGGGCGCAATCAAACGCATTCAGGTCAAGACGATTCGTGACCGTCGGGATAGCCGCGGTTGTTTAACCGTCAGCGGACGGAAGAACACCGGTCAGGCTTATACGAAATCTGATACGGACTATTTTATCGGAGTGCTGATCGAAGACAACGAGACTAAGGCGTATATGTTCGAATGTCGCAACATTACGGACTATTGGATGCCGCGTAAGAACGAAGGCGTCCGAGCATGGCACGAACTCAAACTTAACTTAGACCGCGCATACTTGGCTGCATTAGAAAACGAAGCGGAGGCGGTATAAATGGCGGCATTAAAAGGCGTAAAGACGCTCGATATGGTGGACGGCGAAATTACGAAAGTTGCGTATGAAGGTGCGGAGTATGAACGTGTTGAGGGAGGCGCAAAGGTCGGCGATATCATACGACTAACAGAAGAAGCTCGACGCGACGTCACCCCTGGCGGATTTTATACTGTAAGAGGAGTTATAGGCGCCAGAGTTCAGATAACAGACGACGTTAATGCGCCGCATCATTGGGACGAGGAATATTATGTTCCATTCCGCAAGAAGTACGTACGCCTAAAAGTCGGCGATTATGCGAAGGTGGTCGATTGGCCTAGTCCTTTTAAAGGAGCCGAAGGTGACTTGGTTAAGGTATTGACTGATGCCCGAAAATCTCGTCCGTTTCACTGCGAGCTTTTGACCGGAAATTACGTTGGAGATAGAATTTGGGCACGTGAATCCGAACTAGTCCTCGCAACCGAAGCCGAAGTCGCCAAAGAAGCGGAAGCAAAACGATCCACCGAAGCGAAATGGGCGAAGATCGGACGCAAAGTTGGCGAGTATCGTAAAGGCGATATTGTTCAATTTAAAGACGACTACGTAGCGATCGGAGTTGTCGAGGATGTCGGTGCCGATCTTCTAGGAGTACGCATGCCAGACGAAGCCTATCAGTGTCCGTACAAGAACAACGTAACGCTAATCACTCCGGTCGAGGCACGTTTTGACCGCAGCTAAATGCGCCTCCTGCCAAGCGCCCATTAACGAAGGCCAGTCCGCCGTTTACGACTCACTTTACGAAGTGTATTGTTGCGCCGGCGACTGCTGGTCGGAGTTTTATTCGGATAATGAGACGGCTCATAGACGGAAGTGGACGGACACCATCGAATTTTAAACGGGAGGGAGGACGCGACGTGGAAATCAAGCCGTTAAAACTAAACGTAAATGCGGGCAAGGCGGCGCCGGCGACCGAAGTTGCTAAACGTAAGCAAGCGGCCAACGCCGTCGAGCCAATCGAGGATGCCTGGCGTCGCATCTACGCTAGCAAACTTAGCGACTCGGACCGGCAGAAATTAGACGAAGTCAAGGCGGCTTTGGAGGACGGACGCTTGGCGCGCGATCCTTCTGACTGCGTTAATAAGGCGGGCAAGCCGAAGAAGTTCAGCAAGGCGGAAGCGCTGCGACTTTGGAAAACGGTGCAAGCGCAGGTCCGCGAGGAAAAGCTACGCAAGATGGTCGAGGAAACGCCCGTCAACTACGAACTTATTACGACTGAACACGAACTTGCGAATTTACTCGACGATCTTAGGAACGAAGAGATAATCGCAGTTGATACGGAGACAACTGGCGTAGACGTGTACACGGACGTTATTGTCGGTATTTCACTAACTTTACCTCGAACTGACCGGCACGTATATCTACCGGTTGATCACGTTGGTTGCGAGCAGCTTAGCCGAGAGTACGTACTTAGCGAATTAGCGGTCGTATTTAACGACGATAAGATCGGAAAGGTCCTGCACAACGCCATATTCGATATCGCAATGCTACGGAGACACGGGCATGACCTCGAAGGCGTCGTGTGGGATACAATGACCGCGATGCATATTCTTAATGAGAACGAAGGAGATCGAAGTACCGGCGGCGCTGGTTCGTTTAAATTAAAAGACTTGGCGCCTAAATATTTAAAAACGCCGTCAGACACCTACGACAGTCTATTCGGAAAGAATGCGCAATTTAGAGAAGTTCCTTTAGATATCGCGCTAGTTTATGCTGCGAAGGATACGGAGTTAACTTGGAGACTTTACGAATTTCAGCGAAAACATATGGCGCAAATGCCGACGGTCTTAGAATACTACGAAACCGTGGAAGTGCCGTTGCTATATGTAATTGTAACCTTAGAAGCCAACGGATATGTACTCGACTTGGACTTCGCTAAGGAATACGGAGAAAAGTTGCACCAACGTGCCGAAGAATTACGGGAAGAATTAGTCGCAGAGTTGACGCCGTTTCATGAAGGGGACGAACAGATAAATCTAAATTCGACACATCAAATGCGCCCTGCACTCTCGAAATCGATCGGCAAAGAACTTCCTAATATGGATGCGAAGAAAACGCTGAAACCGTTAAAAGATAGTCACGATATCATTGCGAAGCTCTTGGAATACCGTAAAATCAGCAAGTTGAGTGGGACATATATCGATACTTTACCGACTAAACAAAACCCTACAACTAAGCGATGGCACTCACGATTCAACCCGATGGGAACCGTAACAGGGAGATTCAGTTCCGGTAAGGATGAAGAAGACAAGACGCAACAGGGATTTAATGTGCAGAACCAACCGCCGGAAGCGCGACCTATGTTTATACCTCCGAAAGGGAAAGTTCTTGTAGGCGCCGACTTCAAAGCCCAGGAAATTAGATGCGTAGCGTATTTGTCAGAAGAACCCGTTCTAATCGACGCATTCTTAAAAAGCCTCGATCCTTACGCAACGATGGCGTCCAACTTCTATAAGCGACCTTACGCGGATGTTTATAAGAATCCCGATGGATCCGACACTAAAGAGCGAAAGCAGATGAAAGTAGTGTGGCTAGCGACGCTATACGGTATGAGCGACTATTCTCTCGCAGACATGCTCGGAACTTCTAAGAAAGACGCTACGGCGTTTAAGGAAGAGCTATTCGGAAGTATGCCGAAGCTATCTTCGTGGCTAAAAGAGAACGAAAACTTTGTTCGTGAGTATGGGTTCGTATGGGCGGATTTAAAAGCACGTAAGCGAAGACTGCCCGACGCGAAATTACCTAGAAAAAACATTCCATTCGGAAAGTGGAACGATCCTAAATACGACGCTGCTAGAAAACACAATTCGAGTATTAACCGAGCCTTACGTCAGGCGACAAATGCGCGTGTTCAAGGTTCGTCATCTATTCAAACAAAAGTGACGATGATTAAGGCGCATGAGTATTGCGGGAACAAACCGGGATGGAAGTTGTGGTCATCGGTACATGACGAACTAATTTTCGAAGTCCCGGAAGATTTTACACAAGAAGAAGCGCAAGATATTCGCGATATTATGCTTAATTCGTATCGCTGGGGAGACGTTGTGCCTAACGGAACTGATATCGAAGTTATGCGGAAATGGGGAGAAGGCGTGCCCTTAGACGACTGGTTTAAAAATAAGGAGGAGATTAATTGACGGCAGACAAACGAAAATTAGCGGCTCAATTACTTAGTAACGGCGGTTCTTCCGAGCCATCATTTGCGCAATCAATCGCGGATGAACTTGTATCGTATCTTAACGAATGGCATTCGCTGCCCGAGACGTGGGATAACCAATTAGACGCAGATATTCACCGATGGTATGCGAACGCGCCAAACGTATTTCCGAAGCGTCCGTATTTCTCACCGTCGGCATCAAACGCATGTCCGCGCGAACTATACCACAAGGCGCTGAACGCGAAAAAGGACGTCGAGGCCAAGCCGCCATATCAAGGACGATGGACGCGTCTAGGAACGGCGATCGGCGACATGATCCAGCGCGATATTTTGTTCATGGCGAAGCACTTCGGTAAAAAGACCGGACGCGTGTGTCCGTTTGACTTTGAACGCAACGAGGACGGAACACCGGTATTCGAGGACTTTGCTAAACGCAATCACAAGATCGAGCGCGGTGGGCAGACGTTCTACTTATACGGGACTTGCGACGGCATTCTTCGCTATGTGACGGCAGACGGCGAAATCTTACGGGTTGGCCTCGAAATCAAGTCGAAGCAAACGACCGCCGCCAAGACTTCGCTGCATTCGATGCGTGAACCGGAAGCAAAACACGTAGCGCAATGCGTGACTTACGGGCCGATGTATGGTGTCGATTATTACGTTATTTTGTACGTCAACGCGTCCAAGAAATCGTGGGTCTATCCGGAAGGTGAGTTCGAGAAATCGCCGGACATCCGAGCGTTCGGCATCGAAATCAAGCCGCATGACATTGACGCGATTCTTGATAGATTCGTAGATATCCGAGATGCGGTCGATGCGGGTACGCCGCCGGCGCTTGATCTCGGAGCATGGACGTTCAACAACTATAAAACTACGATTGCTAAGTCGTTAACGGATGAGGAACTGCAGATCATTCGCGAGAAAGTAGCGCAAGTACGTAGGTCGGGCATGTACGCAAGCACGAAGCAGCAGTACGCAGAGGCGCTCGCATTTATCGAGAGAGTACGAGAAGGGGAGGCGGTTTGATGTCGTTTAAACTTATCAGAGTTCGGAGCATCGGAAATAAAGAGGTGCCGGAGTGGAAGAAAAGCTTCACGGGTGAATTATGCCGTATCGGAAACGTTCGTTTGGGGAGACGCCTAGTAGTCGATTTTCCAAACGTAGACATGCATCTTGTCACTACCGAAATAGTCGCGTACAACTCCGACTGGAGGGCGAGTAACAGCTTAATCTTGCAAACCCAAAATACAGTTTACGTGTTCTCGAAGGAGGCGGTTTGATGACGGTAGATGACGTTCGGGAACGCGTTGAAAATATCCGACAAGTAGCCTTCGATGACGAGACGGCTCATGGCATGGAAGACGACTTGTATATCGATGTTTTAGAGGCGATCGCAACCGGCGCAGATAGCCCAGAAAAACTTGCGGCAGAGGCGCTAAAGACGCAGGAAATCGAATTCTATCGGTGGTATTCGTGACCGCCGCCAAGCCTATCCGCATCCTTGCGCTAGACATATCAACGAACCCAGGCTTCGCAGTCCTCGAAGTTAAGCGCCTAAAGTCAGGACCGCGTATCAATCTCGTTCACGTAACGTCTGTCAGCACGTCAAGCCAATCGCCGGATAGCCATCGTTACTCTTATATCGAAGCTGCAACGACAATGGTTCTGCACGAATACGGACCGTTTGACGTAGTTGTCCGCGAACATTTCAAGGGCGGTCGAAATAAGAGATCGACGCAAACAGTGTTCGGAGCATGGGCGGTCATTGATACGGCGCTTGGTAAATACGGATACAAGGTCGACGAAGAGATACCGCCGACCGCAGTTAAGCGGGATGTGACTGGAAATGGCAGCGCATCAAAGGACGAAGTAGAGGCGGGTGTAAGGCGCATGCTTGCGTTACCGGATGACTTTACGTTTCGTACGGATGATGAATCGGATGCGGTGGCGGTTGGGCTTTCGTATCTAGTTCGTGAAGGCGTAATTGAGAAACCGAAAGGGGCGGAATAGATGGGCGTGGGTTTAATTATTACGTTTGTTGTAACTACGTTAGTTGCCGCAGTTTTAATGCTCGGTATATATGGTTACGTCGCTTCACTCCTCCTCGGAGCAGCAGGAGGAGCAATAGTCGCACTCATCGCGTGTATACCTATGATTTTTGCGGAAATGCATGCGGTCGATCCAGTTAAAACGGAAGTCTATTCGCTGAAAGATGCGTCCGAAACATCCGGTAGATTCGTCTTAGGATCGGGAACAGCGCAAGAGGTGCCGTATTTTTACTACGTAGTGGAGAAGGACGGATTTAAGTCGATTGATAAAGCGGTAATTGGAGCTTCTAAGATTCGCGAAGGGTCATACGAAAAGCCATACGTTCTTACTTATGACGTCCAGTATAAATCGGCTATTGCACGATTCTTCTATGGCAAGAGTACGGGGTTAAATACGTACGAATTTTACTTACCGGAAAACACGATTACGACCGACTATAAAATTGATATGGAGTGATTCGGATGGATAAACACGAAGAATACGTAATCAAAATTACAGGCGCATTAGGGGAAGTTTTTAACGAAGAATCCGAGCATTTTATTGCGGAATTAAAGAACGTCGACTTAACGGCATTCTTTACGGCTGCAAACACAGCTCTCGGAGTCATGTATAACCACTATACAGGCGACCATAAGAACGCGGTTGAATTTACGCACCTACTTAACGGGTTGGCGGTTCGGAAAGCGATCGAGAGTGCAACGAAGGAGGCGGGTGCAAATGGATAAAGCGATGGCTTACATCGACAAGTTAGCCGCAAAGCTCGGAGTGGCGGCGGAACATGTTTACGGAGTGCTCGTTAAGCAGGCGGTGGTCGGCGGAGTACTTTCAACGCTTATGATGATAGCCGCCATAATTATCGCGGTGTTGTTAACGAAATCACTCGCGAAGAAGAGTCGTGAGCACCAAAAACATATTGGAGAATACGACCTCAATCCGTACCAAGTAATTCATTGGTGTACGGTGCTTGCTTTAGCGGTACTCTCTATAGCTGCGTTAATTAACGGGCCTGATATGGTCGGGAAGATCATCAACCCGGAATACTACGCGATCAAGGAAATCCTCGACACGATCGGAGGTAAATGACGATGGGATACGGAGATATTTTCGTTGCGCCGATCGCTAATTTGCTCGACATGAAGCGGCGGCTCGAATCAGATTTAGGCGACCATGAATACGCATTAAACCGCCTTGAACTTAAGCGCGTCGAAACGGAAATCGAACGTGACCGGACGGCTGCTAGAATTGAGGAATTAGCTGCAGAAATTGAACGGAGAGGTGGGCGCGGATGAAAACGAGAGAAGAGATTCAGTCAGAGATAGCCGGATTACGTAGCATGATTGAAGCCGCGAATAGTGAGATTGAAGCCGCGAATAGTGAGATTGAAGACTTAGAAAGAGATATTAACTATGCATACGATAAAAAGGCCGAACTTGAAGCCGAGTTAGCCTCGCTAGATCAATCGGAAGGTGAAGACGAATGATTACGTACGTTGCGCTATTCAGCCTCGCAATCCTCATCATTTTTGTAGGCGGCACAAATGCGAAGACGTTCGAAAAAATCACGACGAAAATCGCCGGCCTCGTCCTACTAATCATTCCTACTGCGGTGCTATTAGCGTACGCGACCGGAGTTCAGCCGTGATCGTATATTTCTACTCGCTGACGGGAAACGTACGGCGGTTCATCGCTAAGACCGGACTAGGTGGTCATGCGCGTGAAGTCAAGACGGGCGAGGTCGTTGAGGAACCGTTCGTACTCGTAACGCCGACCTACGACTTCGGCCGGCCGCCTGCAACAGTAAGCGAATGGCTTAAGGATAACGGCGATTGGATGGTCGGCGTGTCGGCGTCGGGCAATCGTAACTGGGGCGACGGCTTTGGCGCGGCTGCCGACGTTATTGCGACGCTTTATGACGTTCCGGTGGTCGGCAAATTCGAATTAGCAGGGACGGAAGAGGACGTAAGACAATTTACGGAAAGGGTGAAGGCGCTTTGAAGCGACACATCGAGTTAAATAACGAAATTATGATTCAAAAAGACGGGCGGTTTCAATTCGAGAAAGACGAAGAGGCCGTCCGTGCTTATTTTATAGACTACGTAAATCAAAACACCGTATTTTTCCACGATTTAAAAGAAAAACTCGACTATCTACGCGATAACGATTACTACGAGACGGAATTCTTAGACGCTTATACATTCGATGAAATCAAGGCGGTCTATAAAACGGCCTATGCCGCCAAGTTCAGATTCCCTTCGTTCATGAGCGCATTCAAATTCTACAACGACTACGCGCTGAAGACGAACGACCGTAAAAAGATTCTCGAACGCTACGAGGACCGCATCGCTTGCTGTGCGCTGTACTTCGGAAAAGGAGACGTGGCTAAGGCGATCGAGTTTGCGCAGTTAATGATCCGCCAAGAGTATCAGCCGGCGACTCCTACGTTTTTGAATGCCGGACGTAAACGCAGAGGCGAGATGGTGTCATGTTTTCTGCTCGAAGTAAACGATTCGCTGAACGATATTTCACGTGCAATCGACATTTCGATGCAGCTATCGAAGGTTGGCGGGGGCGTATCGCTTAACTTATCTAAACTTCGCGCAAAAGGTGAGGCGATCAAGGAAGTGGAGGGCGTAACGAAAGGCGCGATCGGCGTAATGAAGCTGCTCGATAATGCGTTCCGATATGCAGATCAGATGGGCCAGCGGCAAGGTTCGGGCGCAGCGTATCTAAACGTATTCCACGCGGATATAAACGATTTCTTAGATACGAAAAAAATCTCGGCAGATGAAGACGTCCGCGTCAAAACGCTATCCATCGGCGTCGTGGTGCCCGATAAATTCATCGAACTAGCGCGAGAAGATCGTCCCGCCTACGTTTTCTATCCACATACGGTCTATAAGGCATATGGAACGCATCTAGACGAAATGGACATCGGCGCAATGTACGATGAACTCGTAAATAATCCGGCGGTACGTAAAGAACGGATTAACCCGCGCCAGCTACTCGAAAAGATGGCCGTGCTGCGCTCCGAGTCAGGATATCCGTACATGATGTTTCAAGACAACGTTAACCGAGAACATGCGTTGAATCATATCAGCCGCGTTAAATTCTCGAATTTGTGTTCGGAGGTGCTTCAGGCGTCAACCGTCTCGGAATACACCGACTATGGAGAACCGGATGATATCGGCCTAGACATTTCGTGTAATCTCGGCTCTCTTAATATTGCGAATGTGATGGCGGGTGGCTCGATCGAAAACGCCGTCAAATTGGCCGTTGATGCGCTTACGGTCGTCTCTGAATCTACGAATATTAAAAACGCGCCAGCTGTCGCAAAGGCTAACCGTGAGATGCGTTCTATCGGACTCGGCGCGATGAATCTGCATGGCTATCTAGCGCAGAATGGCATCGCATATGAATCGGAAGAAGCGCGTGACTTTGCTAACGTGTTTTTCGCCACAGTTAACTACTGGACGTTGGTACGCTCGAATGAATTGGCGCAGGAAACGGGATCAACATTTGAAGGCTACGAGGGTTCTACGTATGCGAGCGGAGAGTATTTCGAGAAGTATTTCGAAGGTGATTATCGACCAAAAACGGATAAAGTGCGGGCGCTATTTAAAGACATCGTGATTCCTACGCCCCTCGAATGGGAAGTCTTACGCGATAACGTAAACATGCACGGACTCTACCACGCCTATAGACTTGCGATTGCGCCTAACGGATCTATTTCGTATGTGCAGTCGGCGACGGCTTCGGTCATGCCAATTATGGAGCGTATTGAAGAACGGACTTACGGAAATTCGAAGACGTACTATCCAATGCCTGGATTATCGCCGCAAAACTGGTTCTTTTACAAGGAAGCGTACGACATGGATATGTTCAAGGTCGTGGATATGATCGCAACAATTCAGCAGCACGTCGACCAAGGCATCTCATTTACGCTGTTTTTAAAAGATACGATGACGACGCGTGATCTGAATCGGATTGACCTGTACGCGCACCACAAAGGAATCAAGACGCTTTATTATGCGCGCACTAAAGATACGACGCAGGAGGGGTGTTTATCATGTGCCGTTTAGATCGAAATACGACGGAGTACTCAAACAAAGATAAAGCGGTTAGACTTTCGCATAACACAAAGGCTTATGCGGACGGAGAGAAGTCGTTTAGACTATCCCATAATACAAAGACACTTGTAAATCAGGGGAGGACGAATACTTGACGACATTCACAGCGGCCAATTGGTCGCAATCAGACGATAATTTCACGGCCATGTTCTACGATCAGAACGTCAAGCAATTTTGGCTGCCGGAGGAGATTTCGCTAAATGGCGACCTCCTTGCGTGGCACGAACTGAAGCCAGCCGAACGCGATACGTATATGAAAGTGCTCGCCGGCCTGACGTTATTAGATACGGAGCAAGGCAACACCGGCATGCCCGCGATTATGGCGCACGTAGACGGACACCAACGCAAGGCCGTCCTTAATTTCATGGCGATGATGGAGAACGCAGTCCATGCGAAATCCTATTCGAATATCTTTCTAACGCTGGCGCCTTCGGAAACCATTACGGCCGTCTTCGAATGGGTTAAAGAAAACCGTTATTTGCAGCGCAAAGCGAAGCTGATCACCGACCTTTATCGCGATATCAAGGCAGGCGACGATATTTCGTTATACAAAGCGATGGTGGCTTCGGTATACCTCGAAAGTTTCCTATTCTACAGCGGCTTTTATTATCCGTTGTATTTCTACGGGCAGGGACGCATGATGCAGAGCGGCGAGATAATTAACTTAATTATTCGCGATGAAGCGATACACGGCGTCTACGTCGGGTTGCTTGCGCAGGAAATTTATAACCGGCAGACGGCCGTCGTTAAGGCGGGCTTGCACGAATGGGCAGTCGGTTTATTAACGGATCTATACGAAAACGAGGTCGCATATACGGACGATGTGTATGGTGCGGTCGGTTTGGCGCATGATGTTAAGTCTTTCGTCCGATACAACGCGAATAAGGCACTCATGAACCTCGGCTTTGCGGCGCATTTTCCGGATGAGCCGGTCAATCCGATTGTGATAAACGGGTTGAGTACGAAGACGAAGGCACATGACTTCTTCTCAATGCAAGGAAACGGATATAAAAAGGCAACGGTCGAGGCACTTAAAGACGAAGATTTTTATTTTCCTGCCGATTAATGTCCCGATTTCCGCCGTCCACATGCGACTGTATAAGTGAAAGCGAAAATAAGGAGCTGATCGTATGCGAGAGACGATTAACCGAGGCGCTTTAATTGCGGCGTCCATCGTGCCGGCCTTTTGGTACGCACATGCAGCGGGCTTTTGGTGGTTCGTGGCGGCGGGAGCGCCGTTCTTACTATACGTGGTTACGCTACCGTTTGAGGACGGTAAGCCCACGAAGGAGGGCGAATAAATGCGTTATATTCTAGCGGGAATAGTGATAGTCGGCACCGCGACGTGGCTGGATTGTTTCAGACCATCTATCGCAGAGGCCGTAATCTACCTCGTTACTATTGCGGCGGCCTTACTCACGGGCGCGGTTAAAAAGGAGGACGAGTAGATGAGCGGAAATAATGATCCGTACTATAAGCCGGAAGTTCCGCAGTGGGTTAGCGATATTCTTCGTGCAGAAAAAGAGAAAAATCCGTTAGCTGCCCACGGTCGCTCGCGAAAATGGAGCAGTTGGAAGAGGAGTTATTCGCGAAAGTTAAAATACGCACGTTTAAACGGATGGACTATTGAGGAGGGTGAGTAGATGTTCAGAATTATTATCGAAACTAAAAACAGCGTAAGGTATTCCGCAGATACTAATAACGAAGGTGTGTCTGACTTCACGGATGATCTAAATACCTGCGAAAATAACGAATTTATCGTCCTCCATTGTAATCGAATTGACTGGGAGTACCATATCAGACGCGGTGAAATTACGGGAGTTACGATTAATCGCATCGGGGAGGCATCGCAATGAACGTAAATATTAAGCGGCTATCAGCCGACGCAACTACGCCAACATACGCACATTCGACGGACGCCTGCTTCGATCTATACGCGGCGACCGACGTCATTATCGAGCCGGGCGAGACGGCATTAGTGCCTACGGGCCTCTTACGGTAAGTAGAGAAATCGATCGCATGATCGGTCATCATCCGAAATGGACGTATAAACTACGCAAAGGAGATCGCATAGCTCAAGCGGTCATCAAACCGATAGAGCAAGCGACCTTTACAGTTGTGGATGCGTTGGAAGATACGGAACGAGGTGCGGGCGGCTTCGGGAGTAGCGGTGTTGGAAAATGAGATACAACTATCTAACAGTCATTGGCGATAAGATAGTTAAACGGTCTAGTATTGGCCGAAGATATTATTTAACAAAATGTATCTGTGGAACTGAGAAATGGGTTCTTGCGCAAAATATTAAGAACGGAAGAACTAAAAGCTGTGGATGTATGAGTAGTGAGTTAAAGAGAATTGGGAGCACAAAGCATGGTATGCATAGTACTAGAATTTATCAGATTTACGTGGATATGAAAGATAGATGTTTAAATAAGAACAACAAAAGATTTCATAGATACGGAGGTAGAGGGATCAGTATTTGTAGTGACTGGTTAACCGGTTTCGAAGCTTTTTATAAATGGGCTATCGTAAACGGTTATCAAGATAATTTAACTATTGAGCGGATCGATAACGACGGTAATTACTGCCCTGAAAATTGCAAGTGGGCAACTATGGAGGAACAACTTAAAAATAGGGATACTAGGAGGATGGGACTTGGCAGAAACAAACATGTCGGTTGAATTAATGTTTCACACGCAGATTAGTGCCAAATTTAGAGAGAAATTACGGAAAGCCTCCGCCCAACTAGCGGAGATGACGGACGGAAAGATTCTCGCGCTGACTGCCATCCGTACTTGTTATAGCGCAAATAAGCCGTCTGAAATTGCGATTAAAGAAGGAGCCAAGTATTTCGGATCTGTAGCATCGGACGGCGACTCCGGGTCAGACGCGGATAGGCTTATTCGGCAGATTGTTGCGTCGAAACATACGTCTACTTTAGAAGGAATTACGTTCACCTTTGCGATCGAAGGCGTCAGCCGAGCCTTATTAGCGCAGTTAACACGACACCGCGCGGGCTTTAGCTTCAGCGTCCAATCACAGCGTTATGTGCGATTAGGCAGTGATGATAGGTCGGGCGGGTTCGATTACGTTGTCCCTGAAAAAGTAAGTACATCGCCAAAGACGATTACTGAAGAATTCGATCATTGCGACGGTCTTGAAATCGAACGGAGAGCATCGGATATCTTCTCGGAAGCGATGTCCAACGCCCAACAGGCATACGATAAATTGCGTGAAGCAGGCGTTCCCGCCGAAGATTGCCGAGCCGTCTTACCGCAAGCCGCAGCTACTAATCTCGTAATGACCGTCAACCTACGCGCTCTACTAGGTTTCTACGCTAAGAGACGAAAGGGCAACGGCGCCCAGGCGGAAATCGCCGACCTAGCCGAAGCCTTACGCCGAGAAGTAACCGAAGTCGAGCCGTGGACTGCGCAATTCTTCGAGGGGGTGTCTGCATCGGTATAATGACGACCATGACGCTTGCGTGCGGCTTATTATGTACGCAGCAACCAGCGGCGGAAATACCAGCGCCAATATTAACGGCTGATCAAGCGGCTTTACAGCGAGCTAACCAACGCATCAAGACGTTAGAGGACGAAGTAAAGGCGCTTAAAGAGACGAAGCACGTAGTCAAACGCAAGCAAAAAGCGCCGAAACTAGCGCAAACTTACGAAGTGACTGCGTACACAAACGGCGCCGAGTCTACCGGGAAGTCAGCCGGTGACCCTGACTACGGCGTAACGGCAAGCGGCGCGCGCACCAAAACGGGCCATACGATTGCCTGCCCGCCGTCAATGGCGTTCGGGACCCGGCTGAATATCGAGGACATCGGCGTTAGGACATGCGAAGACCGAGGCGGCGCAATTACGGAAGGACATATCGATCTGTACGTTGCGGGCGTGGCTGAGGCGCAGGCATTTGGACGTCAGCGGCTAAAGGCGGAAATCATAACGAAATAGGGAGGCGGCTATAGATGATTCACGTACTAAAGGACGAAAAGCTCGGCGTTGATCGCGAATATGTTGCGGTAGATAGAAACGCAGAAGTTGGCGAGACGATCGTAATTGTAGAGAAGAGTAATAGTCAAGATCCGTATAATGAAGGCGATGTTTTTACGGTAGATACTCTTTCGGAATTGGAGGATTTCGTACGAAGTTCTGCGGCCATTTCTGACTTCAGCGAGAAAGGGACTATATTTCATACGGAATACCACGTACTCGAACCGACCGACATCGTCCACATTGACGGAGAGCGCTACCGTTTAGAAGATCGTAAGGCGGAAGTGGGCGAAAAGATTATCGTAACTAAAAGCTACGACATGCCGATCGGTCATATCAGCGTGGTGAAAGGTATTGACGTCAGTTATGACGATGGTTCTTGTTATTTGGAAGACGCACGCGGCGGTGAGGATTATTTCGACGGAGAAAGCGACCAGCTTCTTGTCCTGACTCCGGTTCAAGACGATGCCGAGGCGCAAGAATCCGACGTCATCACCGTCCTTGCCAATCTAGGCGCAGAGGTGGCGGAATTAAAACGGAAAAACGACCGATTCGAGCAAGCCCTCGGATGGAACGAAATGGGGCCAAGTCATATACCGAGTCTCCGTAACGGATTAGACGTGCTTAAATCGGTTATCTCGGAATTAGAAGATAAATATGAATCGGAGCTTGAACGTATGCAGTCCGAAATTAACGCCCTGCACGAAGATAAAGTCCGTCTCGGCGAACAGCTCGCAAAGGTGACGGCAGACGGCACGAAAGCCTTGTCGTTCACTGCGGCTGATCTTGCGCAGGTAATCGTAAGTCTAAAGAAGGCCGGCCTATGAAGCTCGCAATCACGGGTAAGCTAGGCGCAGGCAAAGACGCAGCCGTCGATTATCTCGTATCCATGTACGAATTATTTCCGTTCACGTTTTCCGCAAAAGGTAAGGCGCTCTTCTACGAACTGTTTCCGGAAATGCGCGGCGACGCCAAACAGCGCCAGCCTATGCGTGATTTCATTAACGGAATCACCGAATTAGACGTGCCTGGCGCTAAAGACGTGTGGGTCGATTATTTGTTCCGCCGCATTGAAGACCACGATAAGCTGCGCTGCTGCCGAGATAGCCGCATATTGATCACGGACATTCGGAAGCCGGCTGAATACGAACGAGCCAAGGCGGAAGGGTTTACGATACTACGCATTACTGCACCGGACGAACTGCGCATTGAACGCGCCAAAAGACGAGGCGACAAATTCAAGGTGGACGACTTAAACCATCCGACAGAAACGGCGCTCGACGGATTCGAAGTCGATTATGAGATCGTAAATGACGGAACACTTGGCGACCTATATGCGCGGCTGGACGAAATTATGGCCGATCAACTCAAAGAGAACGCGTAAGTACCTTTCGGATAGGCTAGATGCGGCTGCTTAGACGCCTCGCCGTCGCCAATCAAATAGAAGCGTAGCGGTAGCTCGCGATCTTCGAGACCGGCCCCTTCTAATACGTGTCGAGCACGGTTACTATACGAATCTTTATCGAACTGGAACGGCTGAGTATCCGTTTTTACCATTTCCGGCTTTGCAACGACTAGGCATTTAGCTTCGGCGTCGTAGCCAATCACTAGTTGAAACCTAGTATTGGGCGGTATTCCAATTAAAGCTTTTGCCGCAGCGTTTACGTAGATACGTCGCTGACTATCTAACGTTATGAAGGCGGTATTACTAACCGCGGAAATCCATTCTATTGCCATACGGATACACCTCGCTTATTTTATATGACGATTATAGACGATTCACAGGCGGAAAGCAAACGAAGGAGGCGGTATTATTGGGCGCATCGACGAACAAGCCCGACCAGCACTTACGATATGAAACGCAATACAAACTCGACGGACCCGACGGCGTCAAGGCGCTTCTAGCCGATTATACAACGCTCAGACAGCGGCGCTTCTTAGGCGACATGGCTGCTTGCGATATTCTGATCGACCTATGTCGCGCTATTGAATTGGCGGCGCTGACCGGAAAGCAATACGAAGCCCTGCGCCTAGTCTATTTCGATGACCTATCGCAAACACAGGCGGGTGCGGCGCTCGGTATTACGCAGCAAGCCGTTGACTATGCGATTAATGCTGCGATAAATAAGATCGTCGACATTTACTACTATTGGGCGTCGCACGGCGAAGGTTACGGAGGTTCGATATGAACTTATATAGATACGCTCATCAAACGGACGAAGGCGAGCTTATCCGATGCTTATTTATAGACGTATGGAAATATCGGGTATTAATTGCGCTAGCTCAAACTAATTGGGAAACGAGCGGTCAACCGAGACGCATACCAATATACGCAAGTAAGAACGATCTAATGATTTATCGTTTTGCAATTAGATTCGGAGTACGTAAGTAAAGGAGGGCGCCTAATTGACGAAGGAAGAACTACACGAAGCCATTACGGATATATACGAACGTACAAAAGCTGGCGCCATAGAGCGTGAAGAACGTATCGGAGAAATAGAGGCTTTACTCGCGACTTATGACGGCACACCGCCGGCAAACACGCTGGAACGTCTATCCGACTTAATCTTATACGAAGAACTCTCGGATACGCGCCGCAATAAAATGACGGCCGAAGAGTATCCGATCATGTCCGAGCGTATGGAAAAAACACGCAAGACTGGCGAAGCGTCCGATAAGATGGCCGAGGAATACGATAGCACCGGCACCAATCGCGGCGTACCTAAGCGACGCACTCGGTCACCATACGATAATCTATTCACGGACCGTCACGCAAAAGCGCGTAATAAAACGGCTCGCAGGCGATATAACGATTTCGTCAACGGAAAGTCTAGCGGACAATTCACCGTAAATATAGCAACCGGCTTCAAAACGGTAAGGTCAGACGCTCAATAGGCGTCTTTTGTTTTGCGATAAATACGAAAAGGGGCGGTATGATGAGGTATGATCGCGTAGTAAATGAGGACGGAGAACTCGGCGTATTTGTGCCGGACGCCATAAAAGCCGTCATTAGGACGCCGGAAGAACTCGAAAAGGCGCGCCTGCGAGCGACCTTAGCGCCAAAGAAACGATTTCATCATGGACGCAATTACATCGTATCTTACAACGATACGTTGAGCGCTATTATTCGCGACCTATCACTTACGGAAGCCGGCGCAATGGTTAAAATCATGCTTCAGCTACGCATCAAAAGCGACGGCAAGCTCGTAAAAGGGGCGGCCGGGGAACCGATGAATAAGTCGGACATAGCTCGCTTGCTTGACCGTAGCCGCTCGAATGCTAATGCGCTGGTCGGTCGATTGGCTGAACTCGGCTTGATCGAACTGAAAGACGACGGCATTTACGTCAGCAGCCGTTTTCATACGATGGGCGGCCGCATCAAAAACGAAGTATTTACGAAAGTCTATACGGTTAAGGCACGGCAGACCATCGCTAATCTGCGCCTAAACGAAATCGGCATGCTGTATAAGATTATTCCGTTCTTTCATTATAGCGAGTATTATCTTTGCGCAGATCCCAACGCAGAAAAGGCGGACATTGATTACATCGGCCGCGAAACGTTAGCCGAATTAATCGGACACGATGCATCGACGGTCTCGAAAATCATGGGACGTCTGCAAGGCGTAGGCGCCGTATTAGTCACCGGAACGCGCAACGAAGTACGTTACTTAGTGCACCCGGATTTACTGTTTCGCCAGCCTGAAGGCTTTAAAACGGAATGGACGGTAGCCGTGCGAAAGTTATTCGATGACCACGCCAAGAAGTCGCGTTAAATAAACGAAAAAGGACGCCTACGAGGGCGTCTTTATTTTTGCGCTATATTCGCTTAGTCATTCCGCATTTCGAACATTTACGGAGAAATACCCCGCCTTTGATCGAACTGTTAAACTTCGATGTATCACAATTGTCACACCGTCCGCTCTTAACGTCCGGCATCTCGCGAACATCATAAACGACAGATACGTCATAATCGCCTGGCTGCGGTCTATTCACGTCTTTCACCTCACAACCTTCGTATTATAACGTATCTATGCGCTTATTTAAACAATCTTCCGAAAGCTCTTCCGACGCTGCGTCGCACGATCCGTCCGCGTACGTCGTTCTTTTTCACCGCGTTAACGTCTCCCAAAAACCTAGCCCATCCGTACAAGAATCTGCGGAAATTCATATCGTCGTCCTCCTTCGTATTTTAGACGCCTACCACCGAGTCACTGCGAAGTCTTTCGATAGGTAAGTACCGATTTTCTTCGTCTTGGCTGCGTTGCTATAAGCCGTCAGTTTAATCCGGTATTGCCCGTTCGTCATAGTCGAAGTATAGAAGCGTTTGATCGGCGTGCTTTTAACGAACTCGCCACTCAACGATTGTTTCGACTTCCATCCGTCTGTATACTGTTGCTGCAAAGTCATCGTGTAATATACGCGGCTGCCGCTGCTTTTCGATGCCACTACGTCCACTGACGTCGCCTTAGGCGTGTAGTATGGGGCGTCAACCTTAACCGTAATAGAAGCCGCATTGGCTGGCGTTGTAAGTCCGAGCGTCATAAGTACAACCGCAATTGTTATCGTAATAAAACGTTTCATTATTCAACATCTCCTTCGAGTTTTATATCGTATCCGAACGCGATCAGAGCGAGTCTAAAGCCGAAGTCAAAGCCGGCAGGCGCATCGTCGCGTTCTCTTTTAAATAGTTCGGCGGCTCGCTGTAGCGGATCGGCTACAGCTTGGGTTCCGTCTAAGGCCGTCAATTTTACGTCCACTAAGCGATCTCCTCCTCGATGTTTAGAAGGCCGCCGCAATTCGGACATTTAGCGGCCATTTCGATTTCTACGTCTAGCCGGGCGAATGAACAGTCCGGACAGTTATACTCGATCATAGTCAGCGATTCCTCCACGATTTTAGTACGCCAGCGCCGTCTTAGTTGCGTCTTAGGGTCGTAGGTAGGGACGGCTGCCCGACGTCTTATTTCATTAGCGATTTTAAAGCGACCGTAAAGCCGAAAATGACTAACGTTGCAATGGCTGCGCAGTCAATCGGCTGCATTGAACCGTAATCCAAAAACGCTATCCAGGCGATCAAAACGATAATGAGCAACGTATCAAGCGTATTAATTTTGCGCATGTGTGGTATAATTGATTGAACCGGGGCGCTAAGCCCCGTCCGTTTACTTGCGACGTTTCTTCTTGGAGGGAGACCGTCGCTTTTTCATTGCCTTGATTTCCATCGCGGTTTTGATGATCGCCAACCACGACGCAAGCAAGACGGATATTTTAGTAGCTAGTTCAATCAATCGTGTTCACCTCCTTTCTGTACTTTTATTATAACGTATAAGCGTTATAACGTCAATGCGTTATTTACAAAAATATCGTATTTGCGTTATAATTTTCGTAGGAGGTGTCGGAATATGAACGTCAAACTTAAAATTGGCGAGCTTATCGAGCGGCGGAATATAACGCAAACAACCCTTGCGGAACTGACCGGTATAAGACCTAGCGCAATAAGCGACCTGTGTCGTAATAGAAGAGATCGGGTGCAGCTCGACCATTTGGCGAAGATAGCAGCGGCACTGGACGTAAAAGACATACGGGAACTGATCGATATAGAGAACGAAGAGTAGAGACGTTCAGGGCGAGCGTCTCTTTTTTTGCGCCTGAAAAACGGGCAGCCGACGTTTCAGTGTGGCGAAAACAGAACAAAACGGCCTTTCAGTGTGGCGAAAACAGAACACGCTAAAACCGCCTTGACGCTTAGAGCCACGTGGGATACAGACGTTTTTAGGCGTTAACGTTGTCTTATTCTTAGGGAAAGACCTAGCGTCACTCCGTTCCGCAGATAACGCAATAGAATACATATAGAAGGACGGCGGATTATTATTTGCGGACGAGGCGGAGCCGAGGTCGCTGTACTTAAATACATACGGAAAGGATACCGTTAATAGGACGGACACTGATCGTTAAGGATTGCGAAGATATACTTGTGTAACATACGGATATGCTGTCTTACGTTATAGAGAGACGTAACGCAACGTAACATACTAACGGTAAGCATACGATAGGCAGCGATTAGGGTACCGTCCTACAGGCGCCATGTAACGGCAGGCACAGATGGTCTATATAATATAGTACGAAGGCGGACGGTAGGGTGACGTGGGTATACCGGGAAGGAACTCCGCAATCAAGCAAGCGCCGCCCGCGGACGAGGCCTCCGAAAACTCAGGGGGTTGAAAGCCGAAGCCAATCCGTTTATGCACGATCCTATACATACCGGCCGGCATAGGCAGCCCGCACGAATGGCGGCATGGCGGGGCTGGTACGATGCATAAAGTTCATTCGTTTCGTTGCGCTGGTCGAACGGCTACCAACTGTGACACACCAACGTTTGTGCTTAACGCGAATGTAACAGAAAGTCTTTTTGTTACTTTCGTTATGCAACGTTATGAATTCGTTATTCAATAATAATCGCGAAAAATAAACGAAAGCCGACCGCCCCCAAGCGCCCCAGCCAAAACCGCCCGATCTGACGCTTTAACCTTGCGCACAATTTTTTAAACTCGGGGTGTTAACCGTCTAGCCCTACGTATACGTACGTTAATCATCCGAAGTTTCTCGGAAGGGCTAGAGGGTTAATACGCTAATTAAACGGAGAGGAGGCGTTCAAATGAGTCGCTATAAAGTTGTCCCATCAGACGTAAGTTTCAAATTGCCGTTTCGATTCGATTTTGATCGGCTAAAATATATCGTAGGTCGCGTAGCCTGTAAAACGGCTTCTGACGCTTTGTTTATATGGAATATGCGTTTAATAACGCGAGGGAGGCGCTAACGTGGCGATAGATACTAACGGCTGTATTCAAATCGCGGCCAACGCTTATCTTACGGAAGGTGCAAGCGAAAAGCTACGAGAATATCTATGCGATGCATTGCCGCACTCGTTCGAAATGTACGAACTTAGACGCGATCTATCCGAAGTCCCACTAAGAGGGGTCATCGACTACGGATACTGGCGTCTTGTTGCGCTCTCCTCGGATATATTCCCGGAAGAGATTCCGCTATTTCCTGACGAAGATGGAAACGTATTTTTTGTTATACGGGAAGGAGGACGTTAGGATGATCGATAAAATCAGCGGATGTATCAAGATTACTGAAAACGGGTACCTCTCGAAGGCTACAAGCAACAATGTACGCAAATACTTAGGACTTGAAAATCTGACGGAGTTGACCGACTATCAAATGGAACCAACGTTGAATATCACGCCGGCAGGCGTCTTGATCTCGATTAGTAGTCGTTTAGTTGCGAAAAGTTCCGATATCCATCCGAAAGAAATCCCGTTGGTGCCGGATAAAGATGGTTCCTTCTTTTTCAGCTTCGTCCAAGGTGATCGCACATGACCGCGCTACCTACTTTCGCCACCTGCGGCGCATGTACTCAACGGACCGCCGTCGTATTAAAAGAACGGGCCATACGAAAAGGTGTCGTCGAAACGTACTTTGACTGTATCGTCTGTGGTACGCACTGCCCGACCGCGATCACGAACAGCGCGCTGCGAACGAAAATCGAGTCGCTTAAGCAATTACGGCTAACAGACGGATCAGAATCGGCTGCAATCGACGCACTCAAAGCGGAAATAACCGTCGATATGAAAGTATTGCGGGAACGGTACGGACTAACATAACGATTTTAACACGTAAAAGGCACGAAATTAGACGTTTCGGTAGTCGACTAGAGTATTCGTAAGGTAGGTCGGTGAAAAACGCTGATTTCGTGTGATTCCTAAGGAGGTTCGGAAGGTGATTATTGATACGAGAGAATCCGGCGTTGTTAAAATCGCAGGAAACGGTGACTTGATTTTAACGAAAGACAGCGTAGCTTTTGACTTAAAAACGGATAAGTCGTCTAAAACGGCGTTTCATATCACGGACCACGTAATTTATTGCGTAGGGTCAAGCGTAACTTTCAGACGAAAAATACGAATGGCCTTAAAAGTATTAAAGTACATTTTCGGAAAATAAAAGCAATCAGATGGGGAGGACGGATAGATGACGAAGTATCGCAAAAAGCCGGTCGTAGTCGAAGCGGTTCTTTTCGAGGACGGTATGGAAGACGGCTACGCCAGTTATCCGGTGTTTTCGGACAAATTAATCGGGTTTTATCCGAAAGGCGGCCCGATACCTAAAGCGAATAACAAACCGGCGATCAAAACGCTCGAAGGATGGTACGAGGTTGAAGTCGGCAAGCATTACATCGTCACCGGAGTTCGTGGCGAGCGTTATCCGGTTGAAAAGGAGATATTCGAAGAGACATACGAGAAAGTCGAAGAGTAAATAAACGAATGCGGTGGCGGAATAGGTAGACGCTTAGTACGTGCGAAAGCATAGGAGAATCGGGAGTGAACCCGCTAAAAAACTCGTGAGTCAGAAAGCTCGGCTGACATACGAGGTGCAAATCCTCGTCCGCATATCCTGACGCGACTAAGGATTCTCCGCCGGTGGGGACGTAAAATACGTACCGGAAAGCGTGTGATATTGTCGCAATCAGAACGAGGCTTCCGGTCAGCGCCGGAGGTCTTTTTGTGCTTGCGTCTAGCATTAGAGCCGTAAAGGCATTCGGTTGACGTACGTGCATTCACCGGCACGCCTCTCGAAGAAGCGGACCACGGCCGGTGTGACAAGATAGGGGCGCATGTTCCAAGGCGGCGAATTATTGGGCAGGTTTGATTCCTGTCGCCTCTGTAAGTCAGAGATTCATTGTGAAGCTCTGTCTCTAAAACGGACAGAGGGGATGACGTGAATGGCGGAAAACAAACGCGAATCAGTCGGCGGATTAAACGTAAAGGTAGACGTAGATGTTGCGGAGGCTATCAAGGGACTCAAAGCGGTCCAGCGCGCAGCAAAAGACGCGACTAAAGCGTTGGCAGAGTTAGAGTCGGCGATGAAAGGGTACGAGAATGCGCAGAAGAACGACAGACTGATCGGCGTAGATGTAGGAGTTGTCGGCTATGACTCGCGTCCAGTAGTGGGAACGATGAAGCACGCGGGACCTAATAGATTTTTCGGCTACGGAACTTCACCGGCAAAAAGCACCACTAACTAAATCGTGATGCTCTCGTATGCGACCGAAATCTCGTCGGCTGTGATACCGATGTATTTCAGCGTATCTTTTTCGGATGAATGACCGAGAATCGCCATGATCCGGTCGACTGTGATATTCATTTCATACAAGCGGTAGCCGAACGTTTTTCTAAGCGTGTGAGTCCCGATGTTGCCGATCTTTTGAGCGATTTCGGCACGTTCGGCGGCTTCGTTTAGAATGCGATAGGCCTGAACGCGGCTGATCGGCTTGGCGCCCTTGCGGCTGGCAAATACGTAGTCATCTTCGGCACCTTCGAGTTCATTGACGAGCTTTATGACGGATGCTGAGAACGTAATGACACGCGTTTTCTTGCGCTTGGCCTCGGTTATTTTAAGAGACGTTTGGCCGCGAAGATCGCCGACCTTAAGTGAAAGTAAATCGGAGATTCTCAGCCCAAAAGCCGTCCCTAGTTGTAATAACAGACGGTCGCGCCCCGGTTTGAGGGCATTTTTTAGTTTATTGAAATCGCGTTTACTTTTAATCGGATTCACTTCGTTAGCCATACGTCTCCACTCCAATGTACTTTAATTATTTTTAAGTTACATTTATTATACGATATCGAGTTCGGCAAGTCAACGGCAAATAGACGGGAAGGAGGCGGTAGTTTGGCGTTTATTAACGGCAAGTTTTTAGAACGTGAAGAAAGGCAGGCGAGGATAGAGGCCATAACGGGACGGCTGAAGAAACTGCGCGACATTATCCAGGCGGGCAAGCATACGGAATATCACGTCGATCTTATGCGGAAGGATCGCGACGAACTGATCAAGTTGAAACGGGTACACCGCGCCGAGACCGATATGCTTTATTTCTTCTACGAATACTTTTCGGAATCGCGGAACCCCGGCAATCCGGACAATCTCGTGCCGACGACCGCAGTAGACCTGGATGACGCTCCGGACTTTCACCGGAAGCTATCGTCTATCCTCGACTCGGTATCTAACCGCAATAAAACGGCACGTATCGCATGGGCGGCTTCGAGGGGTCACGCCAAGTCGGCGTACTTATCGAATGGTTTTCCGGTGCATGAAATCGTTTATAAAAAGCGACGCATGATCTTGATTATTTCGGAAACAAACGCCGGATCGATCAAGTTCATTAAGTGGGTCGCCGGCCAGCTTAAGTATAACCAAAAGCTACGGGAAGACTTCGGCGAAGTTCTGTACGAACAGAAAACGCGCAACGAAAAAGACTCCGAAACGGCCTTTATTACAACGACTGGCATCAAGATGGAAGCGACATCGCTCGGAACACAAATCCGGGGTTTCCGTAATGGCTCGCAGCGTCCGGATTTAATTCTACTAGACGACTTGGAGTCGTTAGATTCGAACAATACTCCTGAATTGCGCCAAAAGGCGAAGGATTGGCTTAACCAAGACCTTATGCCAGCGGGTGATCCCACGAAAACAGCGTTTATTTTCATGGGGACACTTGTACACTTCGACTCTTTGCTGAACTACGTACTGAACGAACGTCGCGATTTTATTAAGAATAGTTTTCCGGCGGTCATCAAACCGCCGAAGAGAACCGATTTGTGGGCGGAGTTCGAACGTATTTACAAAGAGTACGTACCAAGCGATGAAGAAGTCGAAGAGATGATGCAGGCTGAATCGGAAGACACAATGTCTACACCGAATGCGCGTGCTGCAATGCGTTTTTACGAAGAGCATAAATCAGAAATGGACGAAGGCGCCGAAGTTTTGTGGCCCGGACGCTTTCCTTTGCCTGCGTTGATGATCGAAAAGGTCAATATCGGGACAAAGGCGTTCAACACCGAATTTATGAATAACCCAATCGATGAGGATTCGCAACTATTCAAGCCGGAGTCCTTTTCGTATTGGACGGATTTTAAACTTAATCGCAAAGAATACGCCATTTACATGGGAATCGACTTTGCGATGGGTAAAGAACGAGGAGACTTTTCGGCTATTGTCACGATAGCCAAGCATAAAAAGACCGGAAAGACTTACGTAATAGATGCGTATGGAGAGCGGATAAAGCCCGATCAGTTCATGCGAAAAATCGTCGAGAAGGTCATTCAGTATTTGCCGGATCGTATCGCGGCTGAGTCGCAGATGGCGCAAGAGTTTTTCATCGACGAATTGAAAAAAGAACTTACGATGCAAGGATATCCGGCAGGCTCACGCGTTACTAAAATCAATCAGCGTTCGCGTAAAGAACTTCGTATCGAGGCACTTATGCCGCAGATTGAAAAAGGTGAAATCGAATTTCATCGCAGCCAAGCGCTTTTACTCGAACAGTTTGAGCGCTACGGATCGAACTGGCATGATGATTTACCTGATGCGTTAGAAATGGCAGTGAGTGTCAGTAAACGAGCTAAGACAGTACTTCAATCGAAGCCTAAGTATATGTAACGGAAGGAGGACGTTAAATGTCGTTAAAAAAGAAACTAGAAGCAAAGCTATCGTATGAAAAAAGGAAAGCGGCCCTTGCATGCGCCATGAATGAAATAATGCCGGAAGACGGCGCAAAGAAAACGCAAGCGGAATTAGCTGAAGAACTAGGCATGTCGCGTATGGGATTGTATCGTTGGCGAACGCAGGACCCCGCGTTCATCGAATATATGGGTCTATTAGCTGACGAGATGCTAGCGAGTCACCAAGCGGAAGTTTACGGTCAATTGATGCGGTCGATACGAGGGAAACAACCTTCGATGAAGGCTATCGAAATTTACACGAAATTAATCGGTAAGCTAGCGGATAGACAGATTATCACCGACAACACATCAGATAATCAAACAATCGAGGACATAAACGCGCTAACAAACGAATTAGACGATCTTTTGAAGGAGGAATAAGCGATGGGTTTTACGGACTTCTTTAAGCACCGCAACCACGAACCCGACGACGGATCGCACACTAAGACGTACAGTATCATCCGACCCGGCGCGCAGTTTCCTCCGGCTGACTCAATCGAGCGTTTAGCGAAATATAGGCGCATGAAAAAGCTTTTTGAGGGTCGTCAACGGGACGTTTATGAGCGTGCGACCGACGTGCTCAAAGACTCGCCGCAAGCCGAGCAATTAAAGAAGCTGTATATTGCGGTCAACCTTGCCGATATTCTCGTAACGAAGCCGGCCGACCTTCTCGTAGGCGAACCGGTTCAGTTCGAAAGTGGCCTGCCCGATGACAGCGAAGAGCAAAAAGCGCTTAATCGATACGTAGAAGAAAACGATATTAATCAGCTTCTTCACGAAAGCGCAACGGCTAATGGATTCCGCGGCGATTCGTGGTTTAAGGTGCGCTACGGCTACCGTCAAGACTTTTCGGAAGTGGAGAAACTCGGCTTACCAGTACCTGCAGATGCAGAAATGGAAGCGATCATCGAACACGTCAGCGCAGGCGCGGTCTTTCCGGAGTTCAGCGTCGGAAACATCAAGAAACTAAAAGCGGTCAATATTGCGCAGGTCGAATGGGTCAAAACCGAGAAGACGGAGATTCCGTTTTTAAACGTTGAACGACACATACCGGGATATATTCTTTATTCGCGATACCGATTATACGAAAACGGGGTTGATACCTCAACTGGCATGTCAGTATCCGTATACACCATCGGTGAGCAACTGCCGACAGGTCGTGAAGAGGATATTGAGGAAACGCATTTGCCGCATATACCGGTCTTTCACGTACCCTACAAATCAATTGACGACGAATTCTTCGGCATCGGCGGGTTAGAGAAGTTAGAGACGGTGTTTGCTGCGATTAACGACCGCCTAGTTCAGATCGACTATATCCTATGGAAACACAGCGATCCTACAGCGTATGGACCGGAGATTCAAGACGACGGGAACACCGTTCAGTTCGGCGGCGCTTATATACCGGTCGGAAAAGAAGATGTAACGCCGGGTTATATGGTTTGGCAAGCACAGCTAGACGCAGCCTTTAAGGAACTCGACGTGTTGTTTAGTAACGTATTCATGATGTCGGAAACGCCGCAGTGGCTTTTCGGGACTACGATGTCGGGCGATAACTCAGGCGGAACTGGAACGTCCCACACCGACGGCGCCGCAATTAAAGCGCGGTTCATGCCGATTCTATCAAAAGTAAAACGCATAAGAGCGCACTATGATAAAGCGGTCAGGGACGCGTTGTGGACGTGTATGCTCTTAGAAAAAGCGGTCAAACGTATCAAGATTGACGAAGCTGTTTATCCACGCGCTATTTGGAACGACGGTATTCCGCGGAATGAAAAAGAACTTGCAGAGATCATGCAGATTAGAACGGCCGGCAAGCCGACTATTGACGTTAGAGACGCAATCAAGGCGATGGATGACGTCGATGATGAAAAGGCGGACGAAATCATGCGCCGCATTGAAGAAGACGAAACATCCGCAAATGGCTTCGTAGATGCGTCGATCTTTAATGAGCCGGAAGCGCCGCCGGAACCTGAGGACGATGAGTAATGGCGAAAGTACCGGCGCCTAACTACGATTATCAGACGAAGCAACTTGCCGGCTATTATCGTTCCGCCATCAAAGACATTTTCGCCGAGCTTGATCGCGTTGATATTTCGGATTTCCGACGAGTCAATGCGCTTGTTACGCTTCAATCAATCAGCCGTATTTTAGCCGACCTTGATACGAAGTCAGCGCGGTGGGTTAGTGAAAACGTACCTATAGCCGCAAACGATGGCGTAATCAATACGCTTGTGGCGCTTAAGATCGCCGAGACAGTTGAACAAGCGGCGCTTATCGTAAAGTTCAACGAGCTAAACGAAGCAATGGTCGCGGCTGCTATTGCGGATACACAAGCGGATCTTTTAGCGGTCACGCAGAACGTAGACCGGAAAACAAAAGCCGCGGTTAGACGTGCCGTTTCCGATTCTATTAAGTACAACATGGCGGCGGGTACAAACGGACGAAGAACGATACGAGACGATATTAAAAAGCGCCTCAAAGAATCCGTCGTGACCGGAATCGTCGACGCAAAAGGACGGCGCTGGAAGCCGGAAGTATACGCCGATATGGTGACCCGAACAAAAATGATGCAGACATACCGTGAAGCAACGACTAACGAAGCCGTTGATCGCGGCGTTTTGTATGCGCAAATATCGTCACACGGGGCGAAGGACGCCTGTCGGGGTCATGAAGGCGAGATTATAAAGCTGACGCCGGAAGCGCCCGGAGATTTTAAAACCTACGAAGAACTACAGGCGACGGGCGAGATATTTCATCCGCGTTGTAAGCACGTATATTCACCGATTAGAGATGTCGGTTTATTGTCCGAACGTTAAGACGTTAAACTAAACGGCTGTTTTATCTAATAGGCGACGGCCTTAAAACGGTTGGAGGACGATATGTTTGTAAAACGATTTATGCCGTTATTTGACGCAGATGATCAAGCAGGCGGAGGTCAAGTCGATGAGCAAGTGACGGAGCAACCGAACGATGATCAGCCGAAGAAAATCGAGCTTACGCAAGAAGAACTAGACGCGATGATTACCAAACGCATTAGCCGTACGGAATCTAAATACGCAGATTACGGCGAGCTAAAAGAGAAGCTAAGCGCGTACGAAAAAGCGGAGCAAGAAAAGGCAGATGCAGAGCTAACGGAACTCGACCGCATCAAAAAGGAACTCGAAGCAAAGTCGGAAGTTGAGCAATCCTTAACGAAGCAGATCGAGGATCTAAAAAAAGCGGGCGAACAAGAAAAGATTACGAACGCATTCATCAAGGCGGCAACGTCGGAAAATATCGCTTACCTTGACGATGCATTGCGCTTGGCTGATTTAAGCGGTGTATCGGTTGAAGACGGAAAAGTTGTCGGCGTCGAGGACGTAGTAAAGGCGTTGGTAGAAGAAAAGCCGTTCCTTATCGCGCAGAAGCCGAAGCCAATCGGTCAAAGTACGAATTCAGGGACGGATAAGATCGACAAAACGCCGGATCAGCTTATTAAAGAAGCCGAGGAAAAAGCACGTAAGAGCGGTCGTACAGAAGATCGCGCTGCGGTTGCTCAATTGAAAAGACAGTTAAGAAAATGAGACTCCTTTAATTAGGGGTCTTTTTTAATACAAACAAAAAAGGGGGACATATTTTTATGTCACAGATTTTTTCTAATGATTTGATTGGTAAAACAGAATCGGTACAGGACGAATTACTTCTTTTAAATCCGCATCAAACTCCGCTACTTGCGATGCTTGGTTTTTCTAATCCAGTAACACAAACCGAGCACCAATGGTTCGAGGACGAAATGTTTGCGTATGAAGGCAACGTTACTGACGCAGCTGCTGCCGACGCAACTGTTCTAAAAGTATCTTCTGTAGAACCTTTCCGTAACGGGCATGTCATTAAACTTGGCGAAGAACTAGCGCTTGTTACTGCGGTGAATAAGTCCGCTAAGGAATTAACGGTCGTTCGAGGCTACGCTAACACTACTGCGGCTGCTGTTACTGCGAACGAGAAAGTCGAAGTTCAGTTCGTAGAAGGTTCGGAAGGTGCTGACGCTAGACAAGGCCGCTACAAGCCACGTAACCGCGTATCGAACATTACGCAAATCTTTGACGAAACTGTTGAAATTTCCGGTACTGCTGCGGCTGTCGCCAATTACGGCATCGCGGATATGTACGAGTACGAAAAGCAAAAGAAACAACTTGAACTAGCGCTTCAAATGGAAAAAGCGTTCATCGGCGGTATTCGCTACGAGAACGGCTTAGTACGTCAAATGGACGGTATTCGCAGCTTCATTAAAACTAACGTGACTGATCTTTCGGGTCAAGAGCTTTCGTTAGAAGCGATCAACGACGCAGTCCAAGCGATCTACACTAAAGGCGGTTTCAAGTCCGGCGGTCAGTACGAAATCATCGTACCTGCGAAACAAAAACGTATTATCTCTAAATTTGATAAGTCGTTAGTAAGAGTAAATCAAGGCGAAGCAAGCCGCGGAACTGTTGTTAACTTCTTGACTACGGACTTCGGTGAGTTCCCGGTATCTATTAACGACAACTTGGCGGCTGACGAAGTGCTTATCGTTGATAAAAACCGTATCGCAATCCGTCCTTTACAGACGCGCGACATGAGCCATGAGTACCTTGGCAAGAAAGGCGACTACTTCCAAGGCATGCTTGTCGGTGAGTACACGCTAGAGTTCCAACAAGAGCCGGCTCACGCACGCATCAAAGGCGCTAAGTAATAACTACCCGCAAACGCGGGCTTTACTTTTTTGATAGAACGGAGGTAATGCGGACTTGGCAACGTTTGAGTCACGATACAAAGAATTAACGTTTTATGTAGGCGGCGCGCCTCGTAAGTTTTCGGACGGAATCTACGCGACTACAGATCCGGAAGAGATCGAGGTATTAACCGCACTCGTCGACGCTGTTTGCACGGCTGAAGACGAACCAAAAACGGAGGATAAACCGAAGCCGGCGCCAGCTAAAAAGCCCGCCAAGAAATCCTCCGCAAAATAACAGGAGGTGAGGCGATTGGCGGCTACGGTCGAAGGTGCAGACGAATATATCAATACGTTTTTAGTAGATACCGAGGATTGGATCGACGCAGATGAATCGAAGAAGAATCGGCTAATAAACCGAGCTTCTTCGACTTTGATGCGTGTTTTCCCTACGTACATCATACCCGACAGAGCGGTTTACGAGTTTGTTAACACATTGGCAATCGCGTACAACGATACCAACCGTCTGAACAAACACGGAATTTCTTCGTACTCAATCACGGGCGTCGCTGCGTTTAACTACAAGGATACGCTACGGAGCGAAGACGAAGACCTGATTCCGCGCGAGTCAATCAGCGCTATCGAAGAAGAAAACGGCGTTCAAATCGGAGGCAAACGCATCAGAAGGACGGTGCTGTAAATGGCGATCTTTCCTATGCGCCAAACTATTACGGTGAAGCGCCTATCTTCTGAACGAGACGTTTGGGGAAACCCGATCGCCGAAGCCGAAGAGTTAACGCTAAAGTGCCGCATCGACGAAGGCTCTACCGCAGTCAAGTCACGAAACAATGGCGTCACTAAGTCCGAAGAAACAGTCGCATCGGCTCGTATTCTACTAGATCGCCTTGCTGACGTACGCTACACCGATATTATTTCTTACACGAATGAACTCGGAGAAACGATGGAAAAGAGACCGAAGGAAATCAACGTTAAGAGACACATCGGCGGTAAAGCGATTCTGACGGAGGTGCTTCTATGAGTTTTACGTTTGATGCGAGTAACTTTATCAGCGGAATAAGTGCCGCCAGCCGAGGCGCACTCGAAGGCGCGGCACAAGCGCTTGGCGATTCAGGCGATGACCTCGCTAGGGTTGCGCAAAACATCGCACCGATCGACAAAGGTACGTTGCGAAGTAGCGTTAAGAAGAAGTTTAAATTGACGGCAGGAAAAGCGTCGGTTGACGTTTCATTCAGAGCGGTTGAGGACGGCTTTAATTACGCAATTTGGACGCACGAAATGGACTACAAACTCGGACCGACGTCGGCAGGTGCTGGAGGTATTGACGGCTACGAGGTCGGAAACAAATACCTCGAAAGGCCATTACGCGGCAACGCGGATAAGTACGTTCGTTGGATTGCCGATGGTGCACGTGGAGGACTGACCTGATGCGTATAGTCGAATTAATTAACTTCATAAAAGAGCGAGTCGACGGTGATTATTACGCAAATAAATTTTCAATAAGCGGCGAGGGAGCGGAAATATCCGTTAAATTAACGGGCGGCTTCCCGACGTCTAAGTACACCGGACTAAAGCGGCCGTCTTTTCAAATACTCGTGCGCGGCGAATCAAGAGACGGAGCAGGAGCGGAAGACAAGGCGTTTGAGCTATACGATGCGCTTACGAATCTGTCCGAAGTTCAGATCGGCGAAAGCTCAATCGTACAGATACGCTGTAATAACTCGGCTCCGTTGTATTTAGGGGACGATGAATCCGATCGTCCAATATACTCATTAAATTTCGATTGCGTAGAGCGTCCTTAGGGGCGCTTTTTATTTTGCGCAAATATAAAAGGAGGAAAATAGATGGCGGCAGGAATTAGAGGAATTAACGTTCCTATCGGTCCGGCAATCGTCGAATTTGGCGAAGGTTCCGAGCTAGTTACGTTTGATATCACGAAAGGCGGCATCGTCTTCAAGGCGGAGACGTCAATTCAAGATACGACGGTCGATCAGTATGGGGACACCCCCGTCAAGTCGACGATGAAAGGTCGTAATGCGGAAGTAACGGTGCCTTTTGCGCTTCATGATTTAGAAAGATTAGCCGCAGCAATGCCGAATAGCCGACTCGTGAAAGACAGTACGGACCCGGCGAAGATGAAGTTAGTCGTTTCCGGTAAAGCAGGCTTCGATATGTTAGCGGCGGCTAAAAAGCTCGTTATCAAACCGACGGCTGCGGGTACAACACCAAACGACTACATTACGATCCCACTTGCGGGCGCTATGTCAGATCCGGAATACACGTACAACTCAGACGATGAGCGTATCGCAAATCTAACGTTCAAAGCGTACCCGGACACAGACAACGACGGCGACCTATTTATCATGGGCGACGAAACAGCGGAATAATAACAAAAGGCATCGCTTATCGGCGGTGTCTTTTTATTTTGAAAGGAGGTTACGCAATGAGCTTATTTGGTATCGGCACGAAAAAGGTATCAAGCGAACTTACACTCGGCGACAAAACGGTCCAAGTACCGAAACTAACGCCGGTCAAATGGAAGGAACTATTCGAAGTAGTCGATCGCTTGCCGCATTTATTCTTTACGGTTTTGAGCACAAACGGCCAAGACGATTTTGCAGCGACCCTAGTTGCGGCTATTAATCTAGCGATGGATGAAGTCGTAAAGATTGTCGCTGTCCTTTCCGGACTAGACAAAGACTACGTACATGAAAACGTCGGCACTGACGAGATTGTCGAGTTTTTAATCGCGGTCGTTGAAAAGAACCGTCTGCAATCCGTAGCAAAAAACCTGAAAAGCCTTCTTCCGAAAGTAGCGGAGTAAGACGAACGGAAGAAGGCGAGTACACAATCGATGACTACTTAATAGATGCGGCAGTTCTGCTCGGCGTCACGCAGCGGCAGATAGAAAACGATTATTACATGGTTGATATTCCGAAAATCTTACGCTCCAAGACGAAGGCTAACGCGATAGATCGTCTGTCGATGATTTCGCTGCTTGTCGGTTCTGAGGGACGCGTTATGGATGATCGAGAATACCAACGGCTCGTAAAAGACTTACGTAAACAGGCCGGCTATGTTGACCGCGAAGAATTTGACCGTGAAAAGTTCGAGCAATTGCGGAACTTCTTTAAATAACGGAGGAAAGGAGGAAATCTATTGGCGGGTGTATCAGTAGGCGAAATCACAGCGACACTGACGCTACAATCGAACCAATTTACGGCTGGCGTAGCGCAAGCCCAGGCGCAGATGCAACAGATGGGCAATTCGGCCAAGTCGTTAAGCTCGCAAATGGGCCTCGTACAGAAAGCGGCCTTAGCGGTCGGCGGCGCAGTCGTGGTCGGCATCGGAGCGTCTGCAAAAGCGGCGGCGAACTTCGAGCAGCAAATGAGCGCCGTCAAAGCGGTATCAGGCGCCACGGCCGACGAGATGAAGACGCTGACCGACCTCGCAATCAAGCTAGGCGAATCGACGTCTTTTAGTGCGACCGAAACGGCGCAGGCGACCGAGGAACTTGTAAAGGCCGGCGTATCGACGAAGGACATCATAAACGGAGGCTTAGCGGGCGCGCTCGATCTAGCAGCGGCGGGCAACTTAAATCTTGCGGATGCGGCCGAAATTGCCAGTACGGCACTTAACGCGTTCAAGGCGGACAGCTTATCGGTATCTGAAGCGGCCGACATTCTCGCAGGCGCAGCCAACGCATCGGCGACGGACGTAGGCGAAATGAAGTTCGGCTTGGCGCAGGTATCGGCAGTCGCGTCCGGAATTGGAATGTCGTTTAAAGACACGGCGACGGCGCTTGCGGTATTTGCGCAGAACGGAATCAAAGGTTCGGATGCCGGTACGTCACTTAAAACGATGCTATCGCGATTAGAACCACAGACGAAGCAGCAAACGGAAGAAATGATGGAACTTGGCCTTATAACGTCGGATGGAACGAATAAGTTCTTCGACCAAGCCGGCTCACTGAAAGACTTGGCGTCTATTTCCGGTATTCTTCAAAATGCGTTCAAGGGGCTAACGGATCAGCAGCGACAGTCTTCGCTTCAAACGTTATTCGGTTCGGATGCGGTCCGTGCTGGAACGGTGTTTTATAAAGAAGGCGCAAAGGGCGTTGAGGATATGGCGGCGGCCATGTCAAAAGTAACTGCGGCTGAAGTATCTAAAGTTAAGCTCGACAACTTCCTCGGATCAGTCGAAGAACTTAGCGGCGCAGTCGAAACGCTCGGTATTAAGCTCGGGAACGAGTTCTTGCCGCACCTACGGAAAATAGTCGATATTGGAGCCGATTTAGTTCGGGCTTTCAGTTCGATCAATCCTAGCGTGGTTGCGACAGGCTTGGCAATGGCGGGTACGTCGGCGGCGATCGCCCTTACGGCTTCTTCTGCGATAAAACTTGGCTTTGCATTGCGAGGTCTTTTCGCAGCGATGGGACCGGCTGGTTGGGTCATAACTGGACTATCGATACTTGGCGGATTGTTAGTCGGAGTTTCTGCGGGTTATAAGGCGATGAACATGGTTAGCCTCGAAGCGGCAAACGCGAAGCAAAAGGAAGTCGACGGAATCAACAAGACGATCAAAGAATACGACGGACTTCAGGCGAAAATGAAGCTGACGAACGACGAGCTACTGCGCTACTTAGACAACAAGGACGCGCTTGCTAACGAGAAAGATTCGGCTGCGATTAAAAAGCTAAACGCTGAACAGGACGACCTCCGTAAAAACTCGGGGCTTACGAATAAAGAGTTCGATCGGTTCTTAGTGCTGAACGATCAGATCATCAAGAAGTCACCGGAAACAGAAGCGGCTTTCTCGGCGCAAGGGAATGCGATCGCGAAGAACACCGAGGCGATGAAACGTTTGAGTGCGGAGAAAGCGGAAGAGTTGCGCTTGGAATTAGAGAAGCAGAAAACGATTGCTGAACGAAATATGGACGGTCAACTACAGAAAGAAAAGCAGCTTAAGCAGGAGATTAACGGAATCACAGAACAGCGTGCAGGCAAAGAACAGGCGGTCGCAAATCAATTAGCGACTGTAGAAAGTATCGAACAGAAAATTGCGCAAGCAAAACAAAACGGGGACAAAGCAACGGCAAATATGCTCGAAGTAAATCTTGCGCAAGAGAAGCGTATTTTGGAGGCAAAGCAAACCGAATTAGTAAAGAGTACGGAGTCTTTGCAGAAAAAACGTGCCAGCCTAGCGGAGACACAAAAGGAGCTTTCGAAACTCGATCAAGTTAACCAAAAAATGGTCCAATTAGAGCTTCGACAAGTCGGCCTTACTGCGAAAAAAGGGCAAGGGGTCGCAGTCCTAGATAGAGAGATAAGTAAACTTCGAGATGCTAGGGCAAACCTCATCAACAATACGACTGAAGCGGACAAAAAGACGGCTGAATATCGAGAGTCCCTAGCCGCAATTGAGAGCGAGCTATCGCAGTTAGAGCGGACTAAGAACAAGGTTATCGAAATCACCGGCCAAGCATCGACTATGAACGCGGAACTCAGCAAAGACCTTAGTAAGCGAATCACGATTATCACAACGGACGTCACACGTAAAACGGAACGAGCCGTCAGCCGTGGACGTGGGAACGAAGGTACGTATCACGTCGGGGGAATCGTCGGTAAACCGGCCGGAAAACTGCATTCAGGCGGTATGGCGTCCAAATTCGGAAATCCAATGAGCCGAGAAGTTGATATCCGCGCATTAAGGAACGAGATGGTCTTGACAGAAGCGCAGCAAGCGAATCTTTTCCGTATGATCGATGCGGGTCACACAGCCCGAATAACTTCGGCAGCAGGCGGCAACAGTCCGCAAATACAGGCGCACCTATCCAGTCTCGCAACTGCTATCGATTCTCTTAAAGGGCTTTCGGTGGTTATGGAGGGCGAAGTGGTCGGACGTATTGTCGAACCTCATGTAAGTAGACGGCAGATGGATGCTGTTAGAAGAAAAAGTTTCTAAGGGGGTGAGCGGTTGAGTAACGCTAGCTTCATCAAAGCGATAGCGCCGGACGCGCAGAAAATATATCGAAATTACAACATACTCGCGTCGCTAGTCATTGCACAAGGGTGCCTAGAGTCCGGCTATGGTAATTCGGGCTTGGCTACGAAAGGTAAAAACCTATTCGGCGTCAAGGGTTCTTATAAAGGCGAGTCGATTCGGATGCTTACGTGGGAGGTTTATAACGGCCGTAACGTTCAGGTCTACGCCGACTTCCGTAAGTATCCGTCATGGTACGAATCAATGCAAGACCTCGCGAAACTATACATTAATGGAACGAGCTGGGACCCGAATCACTACAAAGCCGTCGTCGGTCAAACGAACTATAGGAAAGCAACGAAGGCGCTCGTAAATGCCGGGTATGCAACGGACCCAGCGTATGCAACGAAACTGAACAATATTATCGCGACGCATAACCTGACGAAGTACGATACGAAGAAGACAACGGATACGAGTACCGATGTTGATAAGCCAGCGCAGCCGAAGCCGGAACCGACCGTTGTTGATATAGACGAAAACTTTAATGAAGATGCGTTCTCGCCGGATATTGTTTTCGGGCGATCTTCAGCGATTCCGCGTTCAGATGCAAACTTCCGAATTCAGTATCGCAATGGAACTATTATTGATATGGCGAGGGATCTATCGGTTCTAGTTCGAAGCTTGGTCGTTTCGGCCCCGTCTCCGAATATCACTTACGAAAACATACCGGGTAAAAACGGTTCTTATCGTACGGGCAAAGACTTCGGAAATCGACGGATCACAGCCGAATGCACGATGTACGCCGAAGACGCAGCCGACTTCTACTTGCTACGCGACGAAATATATAACGCTCTCTACCAAGAATCCGAGTTTTATCTAGTCGCGGAAGGCAACCCGAAAAAACGTTGGCGAGTCGAATTGAGTGATTCTTTTGACCCGGAAAGAAGCGGAAGCGTGGCCGATTTTTCGCTAACATTCGAAAGCGCATCTCCTTACTGTGAATCGGTCGGAACGACGCAAGACCCGTTTACTTTTGATGCGAGTCTTTGGCAGTTCGGCGAAAACTTAGAAGATACTATTCCGGTCTATAAACATACGTCAAAGAGCTTCCGTATTTACAATGCGGGGGCTATTCGTATTGATCCGTTAGAGCTACCGTTCGTCATTTCGTACAAGGGCGCTTCGTCTAAGTTAGAGATCACGAACAAAACGACGGGGGATGCGTGGCAATATACCGGAGATTCGACGGCTAAAGAGACGATTGTACTAGACGGCGTCAAGTCGCGCAAGGAAGGTGTAAGTATCTTCGGAGATACAAACCGGCAGACGATTCGGCTCGAGCCGGGTTGGAACGAATTTATACTATCGGGAACGAGCGGGTCATTCGAAATCAAATTCGATTTCCGATTCTATTATTTCTAGGAGGTGGCGCGGTGGAGCTACTTATAAAAACGGTAAGAGGCGAAGTCGAGGCGCTTACCGACTACGATTGTACGGTTCGGGAAACGGCCGAGAATGATAAATCGCTTGAAGTGTCTGTTCTAAGTACTGCAAACAATGATCACTCTTTCGGATTGATTGAGAACGAAAATATATTTGTTTGCGATGGAGAAGAGTTTGTAATCAAAACCACTAAACCGACAACCGCAGTAGATACAGTTAAAGTATCGGCAACTGCGATTTTTAAACCGATAATCGACCTCGCAGACAACTACGTTTATAGCAAAAGCGGAAAGAAGCGGAAAATGACCATTGACGACATGGTTACGATCGCGCTTGAAGGATCAGGGTACTCATACGACATATCACCGGAAGGATTAGATGCTACGTTCGAACTCGAAGATTTCGGCGATGGTTTCTCTAACGACTTACTACGCGACATACTTGATAAATACAAAGCGGAATACACCTTTGAAGGCAAAACGGTTGTCATCGCGAAGGAGTTGGCTCGCGATACCGACTATCAGATTCGTTATAAATTCAATTCCCGAGACGAATCGGTTGAGATCGATACGAGTTCGTTGAAGACGTATATTCGCGGCTATGGAAAACAGAACGACAAAACGAAAGCATATGCGGTCGAACTTGAATACACGAGTCCGCTTGCCGAAATCTACGGAATTAAGCACGCTGCCCCTATTCGCGATGATGCTTACACCGACAAGAATGCCGACGAATTAGAACTCCGCTTACAGGAAGAACTAACGGATACAATCGAGCTGTCCTTGACGTTGACATATACGGAGCTACGGCATTTCGGCGTTCAAGACATCCGCAAAGGTGACTACGTATGGTGCATGATCGATCCGTTCGGAATCAACAAGCGGATTAAGGTCGTCGGAGTCGAACGTTATTCAGATCCAAATAAGTCGCCAGTTTATACTTTCGGAAAAATTGTTGAGGAGATTAGCGATGTCGTTACAGATTTTAAAACCACAAAAAAACGGGTGTCCAAATTGTTTGATGCTTCCGGTAAGGTAAAAGGAACGACCATAGGAGCCGGAATACGCATCGGAAGTGACGCAAACTTTGACGATGGTTATGACCCGACAACTATTCCGAAGTACGGGCCGGCGACCGCGGTTTCTGACGGCTTGATGACGTCGGGCGATTTTCAGAAGCTACAAAGCATCGTAGTTGGTCCGGATGGTAAGCCGCAAGTAGACATGGCTAGCGCATCAAAAGCCGGCCTAATGTCGTCGGCAGATTTCATAAAACTATCGAAAATCATCGTCAGTTCTTCGGGGGCCAACGTTGATCTTAATAAATTAGTAACGGACCTAACGGCGCTTACTGCGAGAGTAGCCGCGCTGGAATCAAAATAAAGGAGGCACTAAATGGCTAACGTATTTTTAAAGAGAATAGCGACGGCGTGGGATCGTATTGCGCGAAATAGCCTAAACGATAACTTTTCTAATATCGAGCAAGGTTTTACGAAAGCCACGGCTGAGCTAAACGCTCATAAAAACGCATCGCCCGCACACAAGTCCGAGCAAATTCAGCACGGGCTTTTTACTGCCGCCAATCGCCTGGACAATTTAAACGCGCGCTTTGCGAACCTCGTCGTTAATCATGATGGCGAAGATGTCAAAGAAGTCGTCGATCTTCGGGTGGCGCTCGATGCCTCTACGCATCCGACGGCGAAGGATCGCTTCGATTATGACTTCGCTAAGCTAATGAAGAAGATCGAAGACATGGCCGTATTTGTTTCGCTGCGTCCGTACTTAGAGAAATACGGAAACTTTGACGACGCAATGCAAGCGGCGCTGGATCTGTCGAAATCAACGCCTATTACGCTTGTGGTTCCGCCTGGGAACTATACGCAGACTCGAACGCTTCGTATTTTTAGAAACACGCGATTGATCGTTCAAGGTGGCGCTGTTATCAAACGGAACTTTGTCGGCTCAATGCTGGTCAACGGACTCGAAACGGATAATTTTAGCGGATATAACGGTCATGGAAACATCGTGATTGAGGGCGGCGGCACCTTCGACAGCAACGGAACTGTCATCAAGCAGCAATGCTCCGTATTTGGGTTCGCGCATGCTGACGGAATTATCATCCGAGACATTACCGTATTGGATGTCGTAGGTGGTCACGCATTTGACTGCGCCGGCAACCAAAACGTATTGATCGAGAACGTTAAATTTAAAGGATACGCTGACTACGTAGGTGACCGATGGTTCTCGGCCGCCATTCAGATCGACCTAATGCGTTCTTCTGCAAACTTCGGCGCATTCGGTTCATATGACCAAACCGTCACGCGAAACATTATTATTCGTGGAAACTACTTCGGAAAATCCAACAATCTCGGAGGCTGGGCGCGTGCGGTCGATTCCCATACGAGTACGGACGGTGTTTGGTATTCGGTCATCCGCATCTTAGACAACGTTATTGAGGACACGACGGAATACGCGATCAGCGGAAACAAGTGGTACGATACGCGCATTAGCGGAAACAAGATAAACAACTGCGCTTCGGGAATCCGTATTCTACTGCCTTCCGTAACGTCTCAATATACGCAAGATGCAAACGGTAATCCGACGGGCCGCGTTAATAAGACGAAGCACCACATTATCACCGAAAACACGATCACAAACATTACGAAGAACCATGCAATTCAGGTATACGGACGGAAAGGGTATCAAACGATCGACGACGTTGTTATCTCCGGAAACGTAATCGATGGCGTTGTAGAGCGTCACGGTATACACATTTCAGACGTTTACAACTATACGATCGCAAATAACATAGTCGATAACGTTGGACACCACGGCATTCTTATAACGCGGAGCACATACGGTTCGGCTACGGCAAATACGCTCCGAAGCATTAAAGGTAACGGAATCCGTATCGAAGAGGGCTTGTGTAATAACGTAACGGTCGCAAATAACATTCTGAAAGACGTCGGCTTTTCCGGAATCTCTGTATCAGGGGCGTCACAAAGAGTGCGCGTCTTTTTTAATACGCTCGTAGATGTAGGCACGCGAACGACGGAAAGCGATGGGTACGACGGCATCATCTTTTTGACCGGCGTTGAGCGATCTATGTGCGCATTTAATGACGTAACTGGTGCGACCATGCGCCACGGAATCTATTTAACGAATACTTGTTCGCAGATATCCACGTATGGAAACTACGTAAAGGGTGCAGGATCTGACGACAGCTACAACGATAACAGCATCGACCCGATCACTTCGACTGAGAACGTAATTTAAAGGGAGGAAAACGGATGTTAGCAAAAGATGGCGCTTTGTCATTCGACGTCAATGCGCAAACAAAGCGGCCTATCAATGCCGCCATACAATTTAGCACGCAAGATATAAACACGGCGCGCCTGTCCTTTAAGCTCACGAAAGATGGCGTCCCTTTGCCGTTGTCTGCGGTCGTAGGTAAGTTAGTCCTTGCGATGGCGGACGGTAGTCGTTTTGTACGTGCAATCACACTAGTAAATAAGCCGGAAGGACTAGCCGAATATGTTTTAGCTGCGGATGAGATCCGTCATTACGGCGCAGTAAAAGCCGAGCTGGTTCTTTATTATACGAACGGGCAGGCGCTTTCGATTCACAGATTCGGATTCAGCATCGAGCAGTCACTCATCGACCAAGATATCGTCCCTGTAGCGGAATACTATATCGACGACTTTGAAACGCTTCGCGGCCAAATTAACGATCTTTACGACGACGTTGTTGCGACCGTGGCGGAAATAGAAGCTAAGTTCGAGGACTTAGATAACGTAGAGACGAAAGCAGGCGCGCAGGAAAAGGTTGATCTTCATGCCGGAAATACCGATATTCACGTCACGGCTCAGAAGAAAACGGAATGGGATGCGAAAGAAACGACAGCCGGCGCCCAGGCGAAAGTGACCGCACACGCAAACGATTCAGTAAAGCACGTAACTAACGAAGAAAGATCGACCTGGAACTCGAAGGAGACTACGTCGGGATCGCAGCAAAAGGTAGACTTACACGAAGCGAAATCGGATATACACGTCTCCAGCTCCGATAGATTGAAATGGAACGGTGCTCAACTAGCAAAACTGACATCAGATGACGGTACTTTAAAGTATATGTCACAGCCCGATTTAAACACTATTACAACTACAGGATTCTACTATTTAAGCTCTTTGACAACGGAGTTAAATGCACCAGTTAACGGAAACGGCTACCTCGTTGTTCAAAACTACGGGACGTATCCCTACCAAGAATTTACAACATATAATAACAATACTGCATCTGTGCCCGCGGTTAGACAAAAGTTCTTCCGGAATAAACGGGCTGCGAGTGATCTTTGGACGCCATGGGCAGAACTGGTGATCGCTAATAGAGATATAGCGTGGCAAACTCCTACGCTATCTAACGGTTGGAAACAGTATGTATCACCTGACGGATTCCCACACACATTGCGCTATAGCAAGGATGCAATGGGCGTAGTTGAGATAATCGGATCAATCTATGGCGGGACGCTGGGCAACGATATTGTCGCATTTACTTTGTCGGCAGGATTTCGTCCTCTTCAATCTACGCACTTTATCGGAGTCGCTTCGAGTGTAGGCACGTCAGGAGTACCGCAATATCATCGAACTTTTATAGGTATTGACGGTCGCGTGTGTATTCAATCATCCTCTAACTCGTCAAACCCGACTGAGTTTATTACGTTTGGATTCCGATTCAAATCTGCATAGGAGGTGCTTATACATGATATGGATTTACAAATATGACGAAGAGTACGTTTGGCAGCCCGGAGAGGAGATTCTCGTAGATTTAGAGAATGGGGACGAAATTCCGGAAGGTTATACGTCAATACAACCCCAGAATGGCCTTTACATCGCAAAATTTGATCCGGATAAAGAAGAATGGTTTGAATCTGCGACGCAGGAATACATCGACGGTTTGCAGCCGGTTATTCAACCTTCCGAAATCGAAATACTACGGCAGCAGCATGCCGAGTTGGTTTTTACGCTAATGATGGGAGGGGTGATTTAATGGATTGGTTCGCGATCATCAAGAAGTTTTATGCAGACGGAGACTGGACGAAGGAACAAGTCGCTGCGGCGGTCGTCAAGGGGAAAATTACGCCGGAACAATACGAAGAAATTACGGGTGAGCCTTACGTAGAAGCGTAGGCTTTTTATTTTGCATTTAAGGAGGATTTGCGGTGACTCAACCGACTACGCACGAACTTAATGAAAAGATCGCGAAGATACAGGTCGACATCGCCACCATCATCGCAACACAACAACATCAGACACGCATCTTCGAAGAGTTCCGAGAAATGGCGGCAACGGCGCTATCTAGGGCGGACACGGCTGACGACAAGGCGAGCGAAGCCCTACGTATTGCTAAAACGGCTCGTGACGATCTACGAGAATACCGCGATCAGGTTAAAGGTGATCGACGTTGGCTTATCGGGATTGCAGTTCCGGTAATGCTGGCGTTGGTGCCGGTTCTGTTCCGTTATTACTTCTAAATAAAACGAAAAGGGAGACGATTATATGACGATTAAAGTACGAAAAATGCTCGTACCTTCTGCGAAAACTTCAATTAAATGCCCGTATTCCATGAACGCGAAATACATCACGTTTCACAATACGGCAAATGATGCGCCTGCGGAAAATGAAATTACGTACATGCGGAATAACAACGCAACTGTTTCGTACCACTTCGCAGTTGACGATAAGGAAGTTATTCAAGGTATCGAGACAAATAGAAACGCATGGCATTGCGGAGATGGAGACGGCGTAACTAGCGGAAACAGAACGTCAATTGGCGTCGAAGTTTGTTATTCAAAATCCGGTGGCGATCGGTATAAAAAGGCGGAAGCATTAGCGATTAAATTCATTGCGCAGCTTCTAAAAGAGCGCGGCTGGGGCGTCGATCGCGTTAAGAAGCACGAAGATTGGAGCGGAAAGCACTGTCCGCATCGTGTGTTAGACGAAGGTCGTTGGAACGCAGTTAAGGCGGCTATTGCTAAGGAACTCGCTTCTTTAAACGGAAGCAAGGCGCCAGCTAAAACGGGAACAGCGACTAAGCCGGTGAAGACGTCTAAACCGTCATCCAAAAAACTAACGGTTCCGACTGGCGTGATTCGTCAGGGCGCGAAAGGAACGGCCGTCACGCAACTTCAGAACGCACTAGCAGCCGTTTATTTCTACCCGGACAAAGGGGCGAAGAATAACGGCATCGACGGCATCTACGGTCCGAAAACGGCAAACGCAGTCAAACGATTCCAATCGACGCAGTCCGGCATTGCAAACGACGGTATTTACGGGCCAGCGACACGCGCCAAACTGGTGGCGGCACTAAAGAAAGCGGGGTATAGCGTATGAAGACGAATATTAGCGCAGGAACGGTGACTCGATTTATTCTGCTTGCGTTGGCTCTCGTAAACAGCGGGCTAACGATGTTTGGCGTGCAGACTATTCCGGTAGATGAAGCGGCAGTGTCCGACTTTATTGCGCTGCTGTTCCTCGGGGCAACTTCGCTATGGGCGTACTGGAAAAACAACGACGTTTCTAAGAAGGCGCGCGAAAGAAAAGCGTTAGATGAAGTCGGCAAGAAATAATCGGAACTTTTGGCGGTTGCTTACGTATAAAACGTAGGTAGCCGTCGTACATAACAATGACGTATAATTAAAAGAAAAAGGTCGTGGTTAAATGAAGCGTGTCAGACTACTTTTTTCTATAGTAATAGCCTTGCTGATAATTGCGGGGTGTTCGTCGAATACTCAGCCGAGCAATAAAGACGAAGAAGTACAAGCAAAAGAAACCGACGTAAACGATAATTTGCGTGAGGACAGCGATCTGTGGGCTTATAGTTCGGAGATTAATGACGAGGATAATATCGACGGACTGAATATAAAAGTTGATCGAATTCTCATTTCGCCATCAAGCGCTCATATCGCGATAAAAGGTTCGATTGAAAATATCGGACATTCTTCCTTCGAAGCATTTCCGGCATCCGAAACGATTAAGCTAAATACTGGCGAAGAACTCGGTCCGGAAGAATTAATCAAAGTATCGGAAGAAGGTACGTCTAAGCTGAAGAACAAAGGCGATAGACTCGACTTCTTTTACGCATGGCCTATGTCAAATACGTCTCCAAACGAAGTAACTAGCGTTAGCTTATCGTGGAAAATTTACGAAATGGCCGGAAAGGACGTCTCTGACTCGACTTCATTTTCTCGCGAATATACGTTTAATCAATAATGAAAAGCCCCGTCCCTAACCGGATGGGGCGTTTTTTACGTTCAGTATATCCGCAAACTTAACGAAATTAGTATCGCCTCGATTATCCTTCACACGAAATTCCTTCCGTAGGTGATCCACGTACACAACGCGACCATTTACTTCACGAATGAAGCCGTCATCGTATAGTTCGAAATTTAGCGACATATCTTCGCTGACTGCCGAAGAAATAACGAACTCAAATTCGGCGAATTGTTCTTCGCTTAATACCGGCCGATCTATCTTCTGCTTCGCGAGACGTAATTGACGCAAAGCTTCGTTGTGCTCGGGCAATATAAACTTCATTTTCCAGCGGTTCTGATCCTTTCGTTCGTCCCACATCGGCGACACCTCCGGTTAAATTATAACCGAATGTGTGTTCGTTCATCAATCGTTACTTTTATACACTTTATTCATAGCTTCTCTCAACTGTTCGTTAATAGATGGCGCGTCTGTTTCTATTTTTATCAGAAGGTCATTAAGATACTCTTCTATTTGCATCGCGTTGGTGTATAGAGATCCATCACTTCTGTTATTAGTTAACTCATAAATCTTGTCGTTTTTTAATTCTTTTAGTTTATTTGTGATCTTCGAAATTTCTCTAGAATAACGTTGGATCGTACCATTAGAATTTTCCACGCTTCAACAACTCCCTTTTCGTTATATGCTCCATCAAGCCAGTTTATAAAATTCTGATTACCCTTCTTTTTCAATTATTATCAATTCGGAAATATCGTCTATCTCAAACGTATTGATGATACGGTTTAAATGATCGACAGAAATTCTTGCTACGTGATTACGTGCTAGTTGCGAGATGGCGGCTTGGCGTATTCCAGCCTTCTCTGCAAATTCAACCTGAGTCAATCCGTGCTGTTCCATAAGTTTATCGATGCGCAAAACGACATGCCTCATAAGGGACCTCCGTTGCTTTTTTGCTTATTATACCGTATCTATTCGTTTACGTAAATACGTATAAACGTAATTATTTTCGTTGACTTATTATACGCATAAGCGTAATATACGTATTAACGAATAAAAGTATAGGAGGTATCGATATGCATTACTTAGCGGAACACCAAACGTTCTCGTCGACGCAGGACCTAAATAAGGCTGTCTACGAGCACATCAAACGAAATTCATACGACCTATCCGACACAGCGCGGGTCGCACTCAAACAAATCGCACGTTATGCGGTTAAGTTCGCAGGCGCGGCGCATCTCAAAGCGGAAACTCTAGCGGACCTAATAGGTAAATCCGTCAAGACGGCACGCCGTGTTCTTAATCAATTGGCAGCGCTGAACATCGTTAAGAAGGTCGCAACGACACGTAAAATCAACGGAGGCAAGGGCGCAAACATAATCGTCATCTTACCGTTAGCTGCGAATGACCAGTCGACAATGTCCACTCGACCAGCGCCGGAAAACGCCGATGTGCCAACGGCTGAGACGCCAAAAATCGAAAATGAACCATCGGATTCTATTAATCAATTAAATCAAAAGCACGTTAAAGATACGGCTACGGTTCCGGCTGAAGCGCTGAAAAACTCGTTGCCAACGGAAATCTACAACGCTATGAGTCGCTACTTTGACGCAGCAGAAATCTATAAATATTACGGCTTGTTATTGCGTGCTAAGGCTTCCGTAGATCCTTCGCTAATGATCGAGCATGATCCGGTGCCTTTCGTAGATGCGTGGCACAAGACGATACTCAAAGCGAAATTGAACGAAATTAGCCGTTTTGATGACTACGTATACATTGCGTTCCAACGGGCAGCAAGCGAGGCAAAACGTAGGAAAATGCGTGCTAAATTAGAGGCGTTCGAGGCGTTTCTGTCTGACGGGGAGTAACTGAACGCAGAAAAAAAAAGACGGCAACTAAGCCGTCCTATCGTTTCCGAAATGTCTTTCGTTCCTTATTTAACTTCTCCGTTATTTGAACAAGCGGAGAATGTTTCGAATGTTGTTCTTTAAGCGAGCTTTTCGACAAGTGAGTATACCGTTTAACCATCCGCATATCTCGATGGCCAAGCATCGCCTGTAAATGACGGATATCTCCGCCGTTTTCTAAGTACATTGTAGCGCCAGTATGTCGGAATAAGTGAGGGTGTACCTTCTTAGTAATGCCTACTTGTTCTGCGTATCTATTTAATTGTTTCCGAAAATGGTTCGTTTCTAATTGTTCTCCGTAGTTACTTAAGAATACGAAGGGACTATCGAAGTCTTCGTTTTCCATAAGAAGTTCTTTTATTAAATTCATCGTTTTTCTTTCGAGAGGGACGAATCTGCCTTGACGTGTTTTAACGTCCCAGGCGCTGAAGTAAACGGTACTTGACGCATAATCTACGTTTTCTTTCGTTAATGATAAGATTTCACCGATCCGCGCCATTGAATCGATTAGAAACGTCATGATCACATAGTCGCGGAATCCAACGAATGTTCTTTGATCCGGCGCGCTTAAAAGCATTCTAAGTTCATCCGGAGACAATATATTTACCATTTCTTCCGGATCATTAACTAGCTTCGTATCATCAAACGGATTTAGTAGTACCGATCCTTCGCGTTGAGCAAAACGAAAGAGCGTCCGCAATGTTTTTATATAATCGTTTACAGATTTCGGCGACATGCCAGGCGTTTTGTGTTCGTCTTTTTTGAACTTGTGGCCGTCGAATTTAACCCGTTCGTGCAACAAATACGCAACAAAGCCGCGAGCAAAATCAACGTCTATGTCACGTATGTCATTGTCTAGTCCGATCATCCGTGCGTATTCTAATAAGTAACGACACGCTCTCCGGTACCGATCGATAGTTTCCGGTGCTCTATTTTCCGCGAGCTTTGCTTCGCATATTTTCTCGCAGATGACCGAGATTGAATACGTTTTGCCGCGCGTGGTTTTAGTGATCGTTCTCTCCGCCTTAACACGCTTACCTTTCCGTCGTTCTGAATGCAT